TCAGAAACCACCACCCCAAATCTCACTTTCAATCGTAGATTGAATCAACACTACTCCAGTCATCCTGAAAAATCTGCTTTTCGGCTTGCAGTCTTTCGATTTCATCATTCTCAATCGCTTCGATGATTTCTACCCATTCTTCATCGGCTTCAACCGGACAATCTGTGCAGGTTTCGACGGTTCCATAGTCGTCATTTTGGTGGTAAATCATCAGGTCGAGCATCAGGTCAACAGCCTCTCGGTCAAGCGTTTTCTCTGCTTCAATTCCAATCCATTGAATCACTATATCTCCTTCGTCGTCTTGGTATCGAATCAGCAGAATTGCATCATCAGAGGTTGGGTCATCGTCTTGGTAGACCTTTAGGTCTAATAGGTCGTAGTGAGGCCATCGGTTGACGGGTAAGTCATACCAAAAGCCATTTGACGGAAGAAAAATTGCTCCGTCGGCATGGGGTCTTTCGGATATTGGAACCCTAAAGGGTTCCACATCTTCGGCATTTTCGGGTCTGTCGTCATCTCGGTTCGGCATTTTAGCCATGTTCAACCGTAAGCGAGTGAGAACTTTAACCTATCTCAGGGTGCTAACAGGCTTGCAGTCCATCGGTTTTCGTCGTTTTAGCAACCGAATTAGCAAGCAAAAATTGACGCCAAATGTTTACCCCTCGGTGAGGTGGTTGGTCGCCAACCCCCTCTCAAAATATACAATTTTTTTTCCAAAAACCGCTAAATCCCCCATAAACAATATAAAACTTACATAATGTTGATAAATCAAAGGAATACTCGTTGATGTATGCCTAAGAACCGACAATTGAAGAATGTAATCATGGGACACCACATCGTAGACGGTGGAGTGGATACCGCAGACCTATCATCAGCAGTCACCGCAGTTTTAGCGGACTATGCAGTCGAAAAGACTACTGCTGGCGGAAGTGCTACTGAGGCCATCACCGTTAGTGGCGTGACTACATCTTCTAAGATAATTGCTACACTTAAGGATGACGGGTCAAACAATGTGACCATCAAAACCGCTAAGGCGACCGGCGCAAACACCGTGACTGTTGTTTTCTCCGCAGACCCCGGTAATGATGCCATCGTTGCTATAGCCGCATTCTAAAGTCTGAACCTCACATAACGAGAGTTCGCATCTCTATGAACGGTAGTTGTAGGTTTATCCTTAGATAGACTCCAACCACCAACTGATGCAGAGTTGCCTACCATAGGAGCATCATTGCCCCCCTTACTTTGGAACTGGTCTACGGCGTGAGCCAAAGCCATAACAATATCATTATGCTTACCTTTGTCTACAATGATGCCATTATCCCAAGCATGGGTTTCTAATTCCTCTAACATCTCATTCATTACCTTCCTCGTATGGTCATTACCATAGGGGACAACGATTTTACCCTGTTCAAACCAAGACCGAAGCCTCATTAGTAGGGATTGTTTGAGAACTCTATTCTGAACAGGGCTTGCTCTATAATCAACATTGGCTCCTTTATTTCTTATGAGAGTATGATATAACCGTTGGAAGCCAGCAGACTCAGCCGCAAAGATAGGGTTTCTGTAAAGTGTGCATAACCTAATGATTTCTTCTACTTGTTTAGTAGGTTCAAAGTCATTATGTCGCCAAATATCTACTATGTGTAAGAAACCCTCATTATCTTGACGAACTATTACCATAACGCTATAGTCTTTACCAATACCATGAGAAGGGTCAAAACCAATCACATATCTGCCGCCATGCAATTTTTCATGTTCTAAGGTAGCATCCATGTTAAGATGTTGTCTTGTTAGTCGAGAGGGATATACCGCAGAGTCATCATCAACAACCCTACATAGGTATTCTTGAGAAAACGCTAATTCACCCATAGCAACTCTCTGTTCAAGTAAGAAGTCTACACTTCTATATTCAGGCCATAAACAAATAGGTTCTATATTCTCAGGGTCTTTAGCCCATTCGTCATAATTAAGAATGCTACCCTGCTTCCAAGACTTCCAAGCCTCATTGTTTAGCATTTCTGTGTGGTATAGGTCAGTTAGAGCCAAAGGTGTTCCTACTACGAATATAGATGTATCAGGACTCAACATTGGAGTTAATTTCTTACGAAACCAATTCCTAACTACATCATCGGACATATCGGCTGAATCATCTAACACATCGTCTAAAATGATACGCGCAGGGTGTTCTCCACGAATAGCAGAACCTACAGATGATGCTTTAATCCAAGAACCATTAGTTAAACGCAACTCCCACTTACCACCGCGCTTTTCATCTAACAACTTAGATAAATCGGGATGCCTTCTCAAATCTTCTCTAATCTCTTCAAGTCTATTAGCGGCCAATTCTTTACTGGCAGAGAAAAGCCATGTAGTAAACGGCTTATTACGCCACTTCTCGAAAAGAAGGGAATGTAAAGCCTTAACTCTTAGTGTAGTTGATTTACTGTGGTCACGCGGAGCAATCAATAAAACACGATGAACGGCCGCACCCTTTCTATCATTGAATAAATCAAACCACTCACCAATATGTTTACCCCAAGTATAACCAAGCCATTCGTAAAAATGCTGATGGTCATATCTACTTCTCTGTAGATTGAAACTACTCATCAGGCCAGTCATTATAGCCCCCTACTGTTGTATTTGATAGAATCAAGGGGAAACCCACCCATTCAGCCATATACTCAACAAGACTTTCTATTTCTTGCCTATCGAGAATAGCGGTCATCATGTGTGCATCACTATCAAGTATACAAAGAATGAGAGAATCTTCATCGTCAGATGATTCTCCGATTATTACGCAAGAGTCTTCTGTAGTCCATGAATCATTCATCTAAATCACCATTTAGAACTTTAAGTGTTCTAATACCATCTCTTAAGTCTGTAAAGACCTGTATACTTCTCTTATCAGGGGATAAGATAACCAACGGACAGGTAGCCCTTTCTGCTTGATAACCTATCATTTCAGAAAAGCCGTCTATCATCTTATACGACCCCGGCCTGATAGCCCACCTTTCTAAACCATGTCTTGTGAAAGGTTCACTAACTGGGGTGTGATGATGACCTACTACTCCAATATCGAAATCACACTCGCCATCTTCCCACATCTTTTTGACTACTCTTGCTGGATTCAAAGCAGAGTTGCCTCTTCTCTTATGTCTTATCGAAAAGTTATAGGGGATATTGTTTACTAACAATCGAACATTTAGTTCATGTGGATGATAGATAACATCTAAATCACTTGCTTTCTTACCCAAAGGGTCGTAGTCTGTTAGACTACTGGTCCATAGGTCGTGATTACCTGCTACAATAGCCAGTATCTTATCACCGAACATATCTAAGTAGTGGTCACACAACTTCCATTGGGTTGAAGGGGGGATTTTCTGCCTCATTGCTGGTTTGGGCTTATCAACCATGAAGTTGTCTATGAAATCTCCAGCATGGATAACAAAGCAATTATCTGTATTTCGGACTAATTCAGCGTCTTCGCGCATACGCGCGTGGTCGGTTTTGGTATTGCCTATGTGTTGGTCGCTTGCTAATGCAACACCAATATAGTTCTTTGAGTTGAATGTTATTTCAGCCCACCTTGCACTCTCTAAGTTCTCTATACTCTTTGTTGAAAGTTCTTCAACTGACTCCCATAAGTCTTCTATGGTCTGACTACTACCTTTGAAGTGTGTTGATGTAAAGTCATTCTTCTCTGTGATACTAATTGCACCATTCATTTTGGCTTGGTGGATTCTTGCTTCCCAACCCTTTCTACTAATTTCAGGATGCTCTGAGTGTAATTTACGAGATAATGAGTTCGCGCTACCTTCCCAAGACTTCGGAATGAACTTAGCATAGTCAGATGTTCTTTCGTAGTAGGTTTCAGGTATGTCGCCTAAATTGTGTTGCCTATACATTCTGATATTCCAACGCCAAGCCTCACTCGACTTGTTCGGGTATACTCCCGCGAGGTATCGTGAAAAGGCTGTATCTGAGCCTAATTCTTTCCATTCTTCTAAATGACTTGTTATTACCGACACATGGTCATACTTACTGTTGTTGGCGGTTCCCATAACCATTCGTAGAAACTGATGCCTTATCAACTTTCATTCTTTTTGGTATTAGAAATAATCTCAAACAAATAACAAGTTCGCAGTATAACACTTTTCTTATTCTTTCAATACTCTATAGGACATTTTAGGATAAGGGGGGAGTATATATCTCCTAATACCCTATAGAGAATAGAAACAATTTAGAAATCGCTATACTGAAAGCAAGTAATTTGTTTTCATTATTTTCAGGCACAAAAAGAATAAACAGACAATGTATGTAAATGGTAATAAATCATTCTATATTCTTTTCGGGCATGGATGACGCAACGCTCGCGGTCATGGCTCGATTAGACCTTGTGAGGGATGATGTGTCGGATATTAAGACTGTGCTTAGGGAACAACAGAATGAACACATACAACACGGAAAAAGATTAGACGAAGTAGAGGTTTCATTAGAAGATGTAAAAGAAAACCAAAAGAAGATACTGGAAGGGCCAGTATATAGCCTCGACCGCTTTATTACTAAGCGAGTAGCACAAATGACTGGTGGTATGGGTATGATTTTGTTTCTTCTTTACCAAATGATTGCGTGAAAAGTTGATATATCAAAGACATACTGGAAGAAATATGGGCTTATTTGATAGAATCTTGGGTAGAAACGACGAAAAAGTCGAAAAACCCGAAATAAACATTGCATCTGCTTGGGCTAATGCAAGAAAAGCAGACACAAGCGAAAATCCTTTGCTACTTGCCGCCGCCGCAGGTCTTAGCGATATAATGGTAGACTCCAATAAATTACGCACAAACACTAATTTTACTACTGATTTTGATATATACGACTCTATGCTTGAGTTGGACCCCGAATTGAACGGTGCAGTAAGAGCGGTTTCGCTTACGGCTAACAATTACACTTTGAATTACAAGAGCGCAAAGAACGCAAACATAAGAGAATCAGTCAGAATGTTAGTAGAAGAAACAATTGACTTTGATGATATACTCATCAATGCTATGAGGAACCTAATGGTATATGGTAATGATATAAACAAACTGGTTGGTAGAACTGGTGTTGGTATAACACAAGTGCAATCCTTACCAATTTCACAAATGAGCATTACTGATGGAAGACCAAGCACACAACAGACTGATAGAATGAACCCAATCATAGACCCGACCACATACATTATTAGAGAAGGAGATGCAACAGAGGAACAATTCAGTTCCGATGAGATACTACACATTAGAATTGATTATAGGAGTAATTGGTTTACAGATAGTGAAAACAGAGATACCTACGGCGTATGGGGTGCTTCTCGGTTTTCTTCTTTGAAACAAGCAATAAGAGCAAAATACAATACTCTCAATAATAGAATGGCTTTGGAAGAGTCTATGACCAAACAATTCATTACAATTAACAGGTCTGCTATAGAACACATTACTGACCCTGACGAGCAAAAGGCTCGATTAACATATATCATGGATGAGGTAGTGAAAACCTTAGAGTCACTAAGAGGCGACCAAGTGCCTATTTTCCCTGACTACATAGAGATTCACCACACAGACACAAGAAACACAATCCCTGATAATACATCATTCCTCGATACCGTAAACGCTGATATTGCGGCGGTGCTTCAAGTTCCAAGAGTAGCCGCAGGGCAAGAAAGAGGTTCTACCTTTGCGGCCACATATAACGCGAATGTGTGGGCTACTACTGCAATTAAGAGGCTACAAGGTATTTTGGTGCAATCAGTCCATGATATGTTTTCAAAACACTTAGAGTTGTTGGGTATCGAGCATCAAATGAAAGATATACCCAAGTTAGAGTTCTCTCCTGTAGAAGATGAATCTCCTACAGTAAGAATGCAAAGAGCAGTTCTTGGATACAATTCAGGTATTCTTACGCTTAATCAAGCCCTCGAAACCGTTGGTGAGCAAAGCGTAGGTAGAATAGGCGATGAAAGAAAGCAAGAAGGAGAATCTTCGGGAACTGGAGAGTTGCCTCGTAGAGATTCACAACCTAACCAAGAGGTAGAAGAACCGGTAGAAGAAGAAGTTGAGGTAGAAGAGCCTGAGGTAGACGAATGATAGTCACATTATCTATTATTGTAGCAGTAATTATTGTATCTATTGTTTGGGTGACGATAGCAAAAGTTATAGGTCAAAGGAACCCCTGTCCATCTATGAAGATGGGTAATCCCAATGAGAAGTTGATGTTGACCTTCGGTATGGGGGTAGTTATGGCTTGGGTAGTTATAGCCGCATCAGCATCCTATTTTAGTATAGTAGAAGAGAGAGAGATTTCAGACAGCCAATTAACAGTAATTGGTCTATTGGGTGGTCCGGCTCTTCTTATCATCACATCTGTTCTTGATTTGTTCAAAGGCAAAGAAAGTGCTAAAATCAACATTTTACCTGAACAACTTGCATCTGATGTTGCATCAGCAGAGGCTGAAAAGGCTCATGTAAGGTTGTTAGAAGAAATTAAGATTAGACACGACTTAGATATGGAAGCCATGCAAAAGGCTCACGAACTCAGAATGGAAGCGTTTACAGTCACCGGAAACGATGACCACCACATGGATGCTTCATCTGAGGAATGATGATGCACTACGACGGCAACTCTATTTGGGTTTGGCTACTCAGAAAACTTGGGGTGTTAATCTAATGTGGGAATATCAAGCAGAAGTCCTTAGGGTCGTAGACGGCGATACCGTAGATGTGCGGGTAGATTTAGGCTTCAAAGTCCATTTCAATGTTCGTGTGCGTATGTATGGGATGAATGCTCCCGAATCAAGAACACGAAATAAAGAGGAAAAGATTAGAGGCTTGGCGGCTAAAGAAAGATTGGAACAATTATTGGAAGATAAAGAAGTTGTAATTAAGTCGCATGGAGTAGGGAAGTTTGGTAGATGCCTTGGAACATTGTATGTTAATGAGAAGAATATCAACGCACAGTTGATAAGTGAGGGTCATGCTACAGAATACTACGGCGGCAGAAGGTGAAGATGTTGACTCAGGATGAAGCAGACTCCATAATTGATACTATCAATGAAAGGGCTATGGAAATTAGACAATTGATTATTACTATAGGCTCTATCATTGCTATTTTGATGCCAGCAGTAGAAATGGTTGGTATTGTAGACTTAACCCCATACGGAGAAGGGGATGACGAGTGGATAGGAGATGATGATTGGGAATGGGAAGATGACTTTACTTGTGGTGATGGTTCTACCATTCAAGCATCTCTTGTTGATGATGGATACAAGAATTGCCGCGATGGTTCAGACGAACCTGATGACCCGCCACCGGCCCCGTCGAATAATACAACGGTAGTAATTGATAATAACAACACTACTAATCAAACGAATAATGAAACCATTGAGGAAGACTGTTATCCTCAAATGTGGGATTCCTATTATGAGTATAACAACGAAACAGGCAACATCACTATTCATTGGGATGCAGACCTAACTTGTGATGATGCACCACACAACTTAACTTTGATTTGGACCTTCTATCATAATGATACAGGGAATTGGTCAGGTATTCAAGAGGAACATACCTATGAAACCTATTATCAGAATTGGGATTATGTGAATATAACTTTCTCTGTTCCTCAAGGTCGCTATGATATTTTCTCTACCTTTAGGTTTAATGATGAATATACAATCGGGACAGATTGGTTGGATATATCCCTTTCTTGAGATGGTGATGATAAATGGAAAACGAGCAACAGGTTTATGAAACAGGGGCAGATTCTGAAAGCGTGGGTTGCGGTTGCGGTTGTTCCGGTGAAAAGGCTCTTGCCGAAGAGGTAGGTCAAGATACCTTCGATAATGAGCAAGAAGCGAGAGAAAGAGCGGGAGAACTTGGGTGCAATACTATACACAGTCACGAACAAGATGGAGCAAGAGTTTATATGCCTTGCAGAACCCACGAAGAATACATTGAGAAGACTCAAGCGACGCAATCAGTAGAATCTTACACAGATAGCGATACTTGCCCTGTAGGAGAAGAAATGAGAGATGGTAAATGCCAACCTATAGCAGTCACATTAGAAATTGACTTAACTTCTGTAGAAACAAGCGTTGTGGCAGAAAATGGCAGGTCTGTTATTACAATCAAAGGAATTGCATTCCACGATGGGTTCAATAAGAATGGTTGGGAAATAAGTGCAGATTTGGCTGAATATGTTGCTAAATCTATGATTCAAGCCGACATTACACTTAACCATCCTTCTGTAGAAAACGGAAGATTTAGCCGCAATATGAGTGGTGGCGTAGATGAAGCGGTTGTAGGAGTAATTACTGATGCTTATGTTCACTACAAGGAAGGAAATACCTTTGAGGTTGGTTTTAGTGGAGATATTCTAAGAGAAGAACTGTTTGCCAGTCTTGAGTCAGGTCTTTGGCTAAGAGAAGGTTATGGAGTTAGTATTGGGGGAACTGGTATCCCTGACGATACGATAGAGGCAGAGAACGGTAGAATGATGTTTACCTTCGCTACCAATTTTGATTTCGACCATTTGGCTATTGTGCATAAACCTGCATATCCCGATGCGAAAATAACTTCTGTTAAGCGAAAAGAGGTAGAAATATCCGCTACGGTTAAATATGACTGCGACAGTAGCATTGAACATCCCAAAGGGGAATTGATTACTATGAGTGAAGAAATTACACACACAGAAGTTGTTGAAGATAATTCCGCAGAGATGGAAGCCCTAATAGCAGAGAAGATTATGCTTGAGGCTCAAGTTGCGGAATATGAGAACGAGAAGGCCGCAAAAGCAGAGGCCGAGAGGACAGACCTTGTCGAAGAGGCAACTTCTCTTGGTATGAAGGGTCACGATGACCTTTCTGCTGATACTCTACGAGGACTGATTGCTTCATGGAACGAAGCACACCCAGTCGTAGAGGAAGAGGAAGTAGTTATGGAGCCAGTAGGTGCATCTGTAGAAGATGAGCCAGTTGCTCCAGCAACACCAGTTGAAGAAACCGATGTTGTAGCGAACTTCCTTAACCAAGAGCGCATGGAAACACCAGTAAGTGTGTATTCTGCGGCTTACAATACATGGGTTTCCGCATGGAACCGCACACTCACACCGGCTGAGTCACAATTTAGGGCTAAGTCGTTTGAGCAAATTAGGAGTGATAACTGATGCTATACGAAGGAAAGACACCAAGGAACATTGAATTAGAAGATTCCACCGTGATTTACGGTGCTGGAAAGATATTGAAGGTTGGTTCAACCGCTAACCACGCAGACCTGTGCAGTAATGGCGCAGTTGCTATTGGAATTACGGTTGCATCTTCAAGCCGCGAAGGAGCAGATAACGCTCTTGATACGACAGGAGCAACCGTTTCCTATGTCCCATTGGGCGGAGTCCTAATGGTTCAGGCTGATGCTTCATCCACATTCGACTTTGGCGATACCGTTTACGCGGGTGCAAGTGGTCTTGCATCTGATTCGTCTGCAAGCAGTAAGAAGGTCTTGGGGCTATATGTCGGAGATTCCGCACACGCCGCAACCGCCCTCGCCGCCCCACTATCGGGCGACACCGCATCAGCGACTGAGGGTGCTATGATTTCTGTTGATACACATGGAGCGGCAATTGCTTGAGGGGTTGATTAAGATGGTAAAGACTTTAGATGAGATTTTGAATGTAGAAGCCGCAAGTGGTCCTTTTGGACCGGGGAACGCCGTTATGGAGCAGACGCTCCGTGACTTTATCCAACTACAATCTACTTTGATTGCAGTTGGAACACAGGTAGTTGGTGTGCGAACAGTAGACTGGCTAACTTTTAAGTGGTATACTGGAGTTGATGGAACTTTCACATACCCACTCGATGATAACGCAGTTGTTGACCCAACTCACATAGGCACACAGTCCTACGAGGCTAACCTACTAAAGGGTCAGGGCCGAACTGTTTTCCTTGACTCAACCCTTCTAAGGGGAGAGTCCTTTGAAACAATGGACCGCCAGCAACTCGCAATTGTCCGCAACCGCGCAGATGTAATAGACGACCTAATCCTTGAGAAGTTGATTGATGGAGCAGGTCAGTCTGTAGCAGTTAGCGCAGGTAGCGAATGGGACACGGCAACTGAGGATGCAGAAGCAGATATTTTGTCCGCTATGGATAAGATTTTCGAGAGTGGTCGCGTAAGCGGCGATGAGCCTCTTGCTCTAATCGTTCCAGCGAAACTACGAAGCACATTGCTTAACACAACCCTTTATGGAAATGTTGTTGAGTCACTTTCGGACCACTTGGCTCGAATTGCTAACCTAACTGTTTACTTCAGTCGCAACTCAAGATTGGCTGATACCGCTCTACTGATGGTTCCCGGTGCAGAAACCGGCGAGTTCTTCCAGTATAACGGTGCTGGTTTCATGGAAACCGAACTCACCCGTCTACCGGGAGTCGGCTACGATTGGATTCTAACTGGATACATGGGATGTGTAATCCACGAACACCAAGACGGTGCGGCAAGCGGCAAGAATAACCGCATCTGTAAGATAACCAACATTGCCGCATAAGCGCAATGAGGGTTAATTACAGGTGATGGTTAGTATGGTATGCGAAAACACCGGATATTGCCTTCTTTGTGATGGCGTATGCTTTTTGAAGGATTGATAAAATGGTTGATGATTTTCTACTAACTTATTCTTCTCGCAAACTTGGTCGTGATTTGACCAAGAGTGAGATTGAGGAAATCGAAGATTTCGTCACACGAAGACAAGTTAGAGATTGGGTTATGGCTAAGGCTAAGGCTAAGGTCGAAAAGAAAGTCCCAAAGAGAACATATAAGAAAAAGGAGAGTGTAAAGGATGAGCAGAGCATCGTTGACGAGTCAGTTGAGGAAGAAGCAGATACCAGTTCCGAGTGAGCCTACTATCGCTAATTTAGAGCATAGGCTAAACAACTGGGAAGAAGGTAATGGTTGGCTTATCCGTCTTATACGAAGACCAAGAAGAGAAGGTCCTCAAAATATCCTTGCTACAGGGTTTACCTATTGGGTCCCAAATAGCGAGTTCGCCCGACAGATTGTTAAATCAGGCGAAGTATTTTTGATGGGTAGAACTCCCTCTTGTCCCAAAGATGCGGTTTTCTTGGATATACCGCTCAATTTTAATACAGACGAAGAGGAATGATAATGGCTATTTCGGTGACTAATAATCAAATTAGAGATTTACTGAATAGACCTAAGGGGTTGAATGAAGGAACAATCTCCGAATATATCACAATTAGAACAAATCAAGTAGTAAAAATGGCAAGAGGAACAGACTACAATGTATCCACTTATGCAGTAAGTGACGCAGAAAAATCGGATGCTATCAAATACTTGGTTTGTTGTGATTGTCTAAGGGTGCTGATAGATACGGCCCCAATGTATGTGCCTGAGAATGAGTTTAGACAACAGGACATAAGGTTGAGAACTCAATTAGAAACGATGCAAAAACAGGCTAACGAAGTCCTTGCACTCATAGCGGAAGAAGGCGGAACTGCATTCTACACGACAAAGAGTAGCACAAGGATTGAGTAAGCATGGCAAATTATTATTGGTATCCGACAAGTGGTAATGATGCTACCACTTTAGCCAATTGGAGTGCCGCCGCAGGGGGTGGGGGGTTAAACCCACCCACTTTAGCGGCTTTGAAAGCCGGAACTTTGATATTTACTGGTGAAACAGATGAAGTCAATTTTAATTTGACCGACTCTGATGGTATTCATATATTGGAAGATTGGGCGAAGGTAGGGGCTGGAGCCTTTCCGTTTAATTTAGTAGCAAATGTGACTACTAACCACCTTATTCTAAAGGGTGGTATAATGGTCTTAGCAGACCCGTATACAATTACTGTAGATAGTGATAATGCGATACAAACGAGCAACGGAACTCTTATTGAGTTTGGAGATGGGTTCAGTTATTCGAGTAATTCAAGAGAAAGATTAACTTTTGATATAACAAACGGAACTGGTAGTGTCCTTCGCTTTGATGACGGTTTATATCCTAATGTGACCGTCACAAGTGGTGTTTTCTCTGCTCAATACATTACTACTGCAAGCACTCATGGTAAAGTAGATTTCTATAGTCTTAATTTTACGAGCGGCGCATCCTTAAGCGAAACAGGTTCGACGGCATATACCAGCAACGATAGTGATAAATCATTCTTTTTAGCAACCAGCCAAGTCACTTTAGCAACCAACACTTTCCATTGTGGTCTTTCTCAATGGACTTTTCAAGGAAAAACAAGTGGTTTTTTTGAGATTCCATCTAATGGTAATGTTGAGTATTATGGTAATGCTGGTGCTTTTAATTATTCGTGTCGTTCATTAACTATTGATAGCACAAAGAACGGCGCAGGTTCTAAAGCAAGGATTGGAAAAGGAGCAATTCTCAATTTAGAAAGTTTGAAAATAGAATCGGGAGCGGTATTAACTGCGGCAGAAGGTGGCATAATTTATTGTTCAAATGCACCAAACATAGAGGGGTCTTGGGCTTTTAAGCAGACTGCTACTGGTGTTTATATCCCCTTAGATGATGATATAATCATAGGAACAGGACATGGTGGAACAGGACAAACAACATTGGGTCTTAGTAATCAAGTTCTTAGAGTAAAGAGCGATAGAACAGGCTTAGAATGGGCTACTGTGACTTCCGGTGGCCCTACTGGTTCAACTGGTCCAACCGGTCCAGCCGGTCCAAGTGGGCCGGAAGGCCCTGCTGGTCCTACAGGACCAACTGGTCCTACTGGTCTTGGTGGAATAGCCGGACCAACCGGTCCTACAGGAGCGACAGGACCTGCTGGTGCAGATAGCACAGTTGCGGGGCCTACTGGACCGACAGGACCAACCGGACCTACTGGACCAACAGGTCCAACGGGACTTACGGGTCCGACTGGGCCTACAGGCCCTACCGGACCGGCTGGCCCTGCGGGAGCAGATGGTAGCGATGGTGCTACCGGACCTATAGGCCCTGCGGGACCGGCAGGTTCTGATGGGGCGATAGGAGCGACAGGTCCTACCGGTGCTACCGGAGCAACAGGCCCTGCGGGAGCAGATGGTTCAGATGGTGCAACCGGACCCACAGGCGCAACAGGACCGGCTGGACCTACTGGTCTTACTGGCCCTGCTGGAGCAACAGGAGATACTGGGCCTACTGGCCCTGCGGGACCTACGGGTTCTGATGGCCCAACAGGACCTACCGGTCCTACAGGTCCCACAGGCGATACAGGAGATACTGGACCGGTGGGTTCTACTGGTTCTACTGGTCCAACGGGACTTACGGGTCCGAGTGGACCTACAGGACCTACTGGGCCACAAGGTGATGATGGCCCAACCGGAGCGACAGGTGCTACAGGAAATACAGGCCCTACCGGACCCACAGGTCCTACTGGTGATGATGGCCCAACTGGGCCAGTAGGCTCTACTGGTCCAACCGGACCTACAGGACCTACAGGGCCTACAGGAGCCACAGGGCCGGCTGGTTCAGATGGTAGCGACGGTGCTACAGGACCAACGGGTCCTACTGGGCCAGCAGGTGCAGATTCAACAGTAGCCGGCCCTACTGGACCGACAGGACCAACCGGACCGACAGGGCCAACGGGTCCTACCGGACCAACCGGCGCAGATGGTTCAGATGGTTCTACAGGACCAACCGGACCTACAGGACTAAAAGGAGATACTGGAGATACGGGGCCAGTAGGTTCTACTGGTCCAGCAGGTCCAACAGGACCTACAGGGGCAGATGGTCCTACCGGTCCTACAGGCCCAACAGGACCTACTGGTCCTACGGGAGCAGATTCAACAGTAGCAGGTCCAACAGGGCCTACTGGTCCAACCGGACCAACTGGTCCATCAGGTAGTGATGGTTCAGATGGTGATACAGGACCAACAGGGCCTACTGGTCCAACAGGTTTAACAGGGCCAACAGGCCCTGCTGGACCTACTGGTGCAAAAGGAGATACTGGAGATTTAGGCCCAACGGGACCTACTGGTTCTACTGGTCCGACTGGTTCTACTGGTCCGACCGGACCTGCTGGAACAGATGGGTCTGATGGTAGCGATGGTGCTACTGGTCCGGCGGGACCTACTGGTCCTACGGGGCCTACAGGACCTGCTGGAGCAAAGGGTGATACCGGAGATTTAGGACCAGTAGGTTCGACTGGACCAACAGGACCAACTGGATTAACCGGTCCGACTGGTCCGACTGGCCCTACTGGGTCACAAGGAGATGATGGCCCAACAGGTCCAACAGGTTCAACTGGACCAACAGGACCTACGGGTCCTACAGGGGCAAAGGGAGATACTGGAGATTTGGGGCCGGTAGGTTCTACCGGACCTACTGGTCCGGCGGGACCTACTGGTAATACTGGCCCTACGGGTTCTACAGGCGCAGATGGCCCTGCCGGACCTACTGGTCCAACGGGACCTGATGGTCCGACGGGACCTACTGGGCCTACTGGTGCTAAGGGTGATACTGGCGATGTAGGACCGGTGGGTTCTACGGGTCCTACAGGTCCTACAGGCCCTACAGGAGAAGTAGGGGAAGGAATGTCTATAATTGATATTGGACCCTTAGTCACGGATGGAACAGAGTATTCTGCCGTCATATTTGGCGAAATAAACACAAGTTAGATATATCATTGACGAATAAAAAGAGGTAGAGATAGATGAGTCTAAGTCAGAGCAAGAACTTACTAACAGGAACAGAAGTAGATAGAGTCGGGGTCACGCCTGATGGCGCACAGATGTTCCGAGATACCACAAGCGGAGCAATCTATGTTGGCGATGGTGTGACTCAGGGTGGTCATACAGTAGATGTAAGACCAACAATAGAAAAGACTGCAAATTACACATTTATACGAACTGACGAAGGAAGAACCATTATTTCCAACAAAGGTAGTGCAATTCAGTTCACTATCCCCCCTAATTCGTCTGTTCCTTATCCTGTAAATCTTACAGAACTTCGTTTATTTAATAAAGGTGCTGGAACTGCTACATTGGTTGCAGGGTCAGGGGTCACAATAAACGGAACTACCAGTATTTTACAGAATAGCATGGTATCCGTTAGAAAAATAGCAACCGATGTATGGGTCGTCACTTCATCTCAAGGAACTACAGGAGCCACAGGCCCTACTGGACCGACTGGTCCTACTGGAGCAACTGGTCCAACAGGTCCTACCGGACCAGCCGGAGCAGATAGCACAGTTGCAGGTCCAACAGGACCAACAGGCCCAACAGGTCCAACGGGAACCACAGGTCCTACTGGACCTACTGGTGCTACAGGTGCTACAGGTCCACAAGGTAATTTTGGTGGGGCTTCCTTTAAGTATGATTTTAGCACTACTACTTCAAAAGCCGACCCCGGAGCGGGAAAAATACGCTTAGATAGTTCAACACAAAGTGGAGCAACAGGAATCTATATTGATGATACCGACCTTGATGGAACTGATATTCAATCGTTTTTGAGAACAATAGATGATTCTACTTCAACAATCAAAGGTCATATTAAAATTAGCAACCTAACCGATTCATCTCAATTCACATTACACACTATATCCTCACTAACAGAAGAAAGTGGGTATTTCGACATTACAGTTAGCACAGTAGACTCTTCTGCTTCTTCTCCGTTTTCGGATGAAGAAGATGTAATAGTCACCTTTGCTCGAACAGGGGATAAAGGAGATACTGGCGCATCAGGCCCTACTGGGCCTACAGGTCCTACAGGTCCCGATGGCCCTACTGGGCCTACAGGTCCTACCGGACCAGCCGGAGCAGACGGTTCAGACGGCGCAACAGGCCCAACGGGTCCCCAAGGAACTACTGGTCCTACTGGACCTACTGGACCTACCGGTGCTACTGGCCCCACAGGTTCCACAGGTCCTACCGGTCCCCAAGGTTTGGTTTGGGAAGGTAATTGGGCCACATCAACTTCATATCAAGTAGATGATGCGGTCTACTATACAACTAACGGAGCATCTTACATTTGTATTCAAGCACATACTTCAAGTGGTTCTATCTTACCCACTAACGCAAGTTATTGGGAAAAGATTGCTGATAAAGGAGATACTGGACCAAGCGGTCCAACTGGTCCGACCGGCCCAACGGGTTCCGAAGGTCCTACAGGTCCAAGTGGGCCTACTGGTCCGGCTGGTCCTACCGGCGCAACAGGCTCAGAAGGACCTACAGGTCCAACTGGTAGTGTTGGTCTTACAGGACCTACAGGTCCTACTGGCCCTACTGGTGTTGATGGACCTACTGGCCCTACTGGTGCTACTGGTCCCACAGGACCACAAGGGAACTTTGGGGGAGCATCTTTCAAATATGACTTTAGCACCACTACTACCAAAGCAGACCCCGGTTCGGGTAAACTGAGATTAGATAACTCAACACAAAACGGCGCAACAGGTATTTACATTGACGATTCAGACTTAGATGGAACTGATATACAGTTATTCTTACGGACCATTGATGATAGCACAAGCACCATTAAAGGCCATGTTAAAATTACTAATTTAGTTGATACTGGAGAGTTCTTACTATATACCATATCTTCTCTTACAGAAGAAACAGGATATTTTGATATTACTGTTAGTGCAGTAGATTCTTCTGCTACATCACCATTTAGTAATGGGGATGATATAGTCGTCACTTTTGCACGAACTGGTGATAAAGGAGATACTGGAGCCACAGGACCAACAGGCCCGACAGGACCAACTGGGCCTCAAGGAACTACAGGACCAACTGGACCAATAGGTCCAACAGGGCCTACTGGTGCTACTGGACCTGCTGGTTCAGATGGGTCTGATGGGGCTACAGGTCCCACAGGACCTACTGGTGCTACTGGACCAACAGGTCTTACAGGTTCTCAAGGACCAACGGGACCCACAGGTTCTACTGGGCCGGAAGGTCTTATTTGGGAAGGCACATGGTCTTCCTCTACATCTTATTCTGTTGATGATGCAGTAATACATAACGGCACATCTTATATCGCAACCACCGCACATTCAAATCAACAACCACCTAATGCTACTTATTGGGATGTTCTCGCATCTAAAGGAAATACTGGCCCAACCGGTCCTACCGGACCTACTGGTGCTGATTCTACAGTAGCGGGACCCACAGGACCCACAGGACCTGCCGGTGAAGATGGTGCAACTGGACCCACCGGACCTACAGGGCCTACAGGTGCTACAGGTCCCACAGGACCTGCCGGTGCAGATGGTTCTGATGGTTCTGATGGTTCTGATGGAGCAACTGGGGCTACTGGACCAACAGGCCCTACAGGTCCCACCGGACCGACAGGAAATACTGGTCCTACTGGCCCTGCGGGAGCAGATTCAACTGTAGCAGGTCCGACCGGACCAACTGGTCCAACTGGACCTAATGGGCCTACAGGTCCCACAGGGGCAACTGGGCCTACTGGTCCCCAAGGTTCTTTTGGGGGAGCCACTTTCAAATATGATTTTTCTACAACCACTTCAAAGGCCGACCCCGGAGCAGGTAAATTAAGACTCGATAATTCCACACAAAATACCGCAACAGGTATTTACATTGACGATTCTGATTTAGACGGCACAGATATTCAGTCGTTCCTTCGCACTATTGATGATTCCACTTCAACTATCAAGGGTCATGTAAAAATTAGCAACCTAACAGACTCAAGCCAATTTATTCTATGCACTATTTCATCACTTACAGAAGAAAGCGGCTATTTTGATATTACAGTAAGCACCGTTGATTCATCGGCTTCTTCGCCATTTTCAGACGGTGAAGATATAGCCGTGACTTTTGCGAGGACCGGTGATAAAGGAGATACTGGGGCTACAGGACCTACTGGGCCTACTGGACCTACCGGTGCTACTGGACCGGCTGGTTCTGATGGGGGAACTGGACCAACAGGACCAACAGGACCTCAAGGAACCACAGGACCAACTGGGCCTACGGGTGCTGATGGTCCCACCGGACCAACAGGACCAACAGGACCACAAGGAACTACTGGTCCTACAGGTCCCCAAGGAACTCAAGGTAAGCGCGGTGCGGGAGCAGAATACACCTTCGATACTTCTACAGGGTTCCCCCCTGCTATTGGTTCGGGTGATTTCAGATTCAATCACGCTACCTTTTCAAGCGTCACTTCTATAGGTATAACCGATGTAGATACCCACGATAACGACCAACAGGCGTGGTATAGAACATTTGACGATACGCCTATTGGTGGCATATTGTATATGTCTTCACGCGATAGCACCGATAATTCCTTTGCTTCATTGCGTATTGATTCTGTGACGGAGAGTGCCGCCGGATGGTTTAGGTTATTTTGCACTCCGCTTTCATCAAGTGGAAATCCACCATTTTCTAATGGCGAATATGTGACTATGTCGTTTGCCCCTGCGGGAGATACCGGAGATGCTGGACCTACTGGTCCAACTGGTCCAACTGGACCTAATGGGCCTACCGGTCCTACTGGACCTGATGGACCTACTGGTGCAACAGGGGCGACCGGTGCAACGGGGGCAACTGGAGCGGTTGGTCCTACTGGTCCTACCGGTCCTACTGGGCCAGCCGGAACAGATGGCTCTGATGGGTCTGATGGTTCAACTGGACCTACAGGTCCCGATGGTCCTACCGGACCTACCGGACCTGCTGGTTCAGACGGGTCTGATGGTTCAACTGGACCTACTGGTCCTACTGGGCCAACTGGACCGAGTGGCCCAACAGGAGCAACAGGAGCAACAGGCCCTACTGGGCCGGATGGGGCATTCGGTGGTGCTACCTTTGAGTATGATACCTCAAGTCACACTTCTGATTCTGACCCCGGAAGTGGATGGTATAGATTTAATAATTTCAGCACCCAAACATCTGCAAGTGTGATATACATAGACGATGAGGATAAAAACGGAGAGGACATTCAATCCTTCTTGCGAACTATTGACGATTCGACCTCAACTATCAAAGGTCACATGAAAATTAGCAAGAAAACAGACCAAGGAGATTTCTTATTATTCACTATATCATCTTTGGTAGAAGCCACAGGCTACTTTAAAATTACGGTAGCCAATGTTGCTTCGTCTGCGTCAAGCCCATTTTCAGGTGACGATAATGTGTATATCACATTTGCACGAACAGGCGATAAGGGAGATACAGGGGCTACTGGGGCTACCGGTCTTACTGGGCCACAAGGTGCTACAGGACCAACTGGACCTACAGGTCCAGCAGGTTCTGACGGAGCCACCGGACCAACTGGGCCTACAGGTCCAGCAGGTGCTGATGGTTCAGACGGGTCTGATGGTGCTACAGGTCCTACTGGGCCTACAGGACCTACAGGACCTACAGGACCAACTGGTCCTACTGGCCCTGCCGGAAGCGACGGCTCAGACGGAGCCACAGGAGCGACAGGACCAACTGGTCCTACTGGTCCTACGGGAACAACTGGGGCTACCGGACCGGTTGGAGCATCAGAAGGTGGAATATGGAGATTCGGAAATGCAACCGGAGCGTCTATTCCATCAACAGGTTATTTCAAAGTCAACAATGCCACATGGTCGAGTGGAACTCACATTTACATTAACAGGCTTGATAAGAACTCTGACGCATGGACTAACTGGTTTGAGCATCTACAATCCTTAACTTCATCTACCAAAGGATTCATTAGAATTGTTGGAACAGACTCAGGCACACCCGACCCAACCAATGAGGGTCATTTGTTTGAGATAACTGCGGTTGCAGATATGACGACCAGTTCTAATGTTGGTTATGACCTAACCGTGACCCCAGTATTTAACAACACAGAACCTACAAGTGGTGATGAGTGCTATGTTTTCCTTTCATTCTCCGGCGATAAAGGAGATACTGGAACTACAGGGCCTACTGGCCCTACTGGTGCTACTGGACCTACAGGTCCTACCGGACCTGCTGGAACAGATGGTTCTACAGGCCCTACTGGACCAACAGGCCCAACCGGTCCTACCGGACCTGCTGGTTCTGATGGGAGCGACGGAGCCACCGGACCTACTGGTCCTACTGGTGCTACTGGACCTACAGGTCCCGATGGTCCTACCGGACCTACCGGACCTACTGGACCTACAGGAAACTTTGGTGGTATTTCGGTTAAATACAACTACGATTCTAATGCCTTTTCTACACCAACTGACCCCGGAGCGGGAGATATTCAATTCAACAATAACTCATTTGGTGGAACGACTGTCGCATCATCCACAAGAGCAGACCTTGACGACCAAGATTTAGACGGAACAGACATACAAGCCTTCCTTCGCACAATAGACGATTCAACTTCTACAATTAAGGGACAAATGAGAGTCAGCAAAGTTGATGATTCATCTAAGTTCGCTATGTGGACTATTTCTGCATTGTCCGAAGAAACAGGATTCTTTAGTATCACTATATCCCCTGTTGATAGTTCATCTGATAACCCATTCACTAACGGTGATGATGTAATAGTCACCTTTGCGAGAACTGGTGATATTGGCGCAACAGGGCCTACTGGCCCATCAGGGGGAACAGGACCAACTGGTTCTACAGGACCAACCGGACCAACTGGTCCCGCCGGTTCTAATGGAAGCGATGGTTCTACAGGCCCTACTGGACCACAAGGACCAACTGGTTCTACAGGACCAACTGGTCCAACTGGACCCACAGGACCGAGTGGTGTTGCCGGTGCTATTGATGACCTTTCAGATGCTCGGACATTTGACTATCGTAATTTAGGTCTTGGAACTAATGCTGGTCAGGCTTGGATAAGTGGTGCTAATCAGAATATCGCAGTCGGTGAAGATTCGATGCAAGCCCTGACCACAGGTGATGGTAATATCGCTGTTGGTTATCGCTCATTATACACAGCAACAGGAAATGTTGCCTACAATGTATCAATTGGAGATGATGCTATGCGTCTTGCTACGGCTTGGAGATGCGTTGCTATTGGTAGTGCGGCACTTGAGAATGTGACTTCAAGCAATCAAACGGCAGTCGGGTATCAAGCCGGAAAATCTATCACAAGCGGCCAAAACAATGTGGCTCTTGGTTCAGCCGCTCTAACCGCCGTGACCACAGGACATAGAAATATCGGAATAGGAACTAATGCTCTTGATAACGCAGACACAGAATCCGATAATATCGCAATTGGATATGATGCTCTCGGTGGTCCTGTTGATGGTGGCGAATACAATCTTGCTATTGGGAATTATTCACTTGATGCCCTAACTTCGGGTGATAAAAACATAGCACTCGGACATAATGCTGGTAGTGCGATTACTTCCGGTAATGAGCGAATAATGATTGGATATGGAGCGTTAGATAACACTACGACGGGTGCGGCGGGAGCCATTGCTATTGGAGCAAACGCCATCGGTAGCGGTGCGGTCACAGGAAACTACCCAATCGCGCTCGGTTATAACGCCGTCAAAAATAACACAAGTGCAAATTACACAATCGGTGTAGGCTACCAAGCGGCGGCTGGTGTATTAAACGGTCATGCTAATATAGCCATCGGTGCTAACGCATTATCGAACAAATCATCCGGTGCTGGCGGCGGCGAAGGGACAGAAAATATCGCAATAGGATATTCCGCATTAAGTAGCACAGGAATGACTACCGCAAATTACAATGTCGCTATTGGTTCAAATACGCTCGACGCGATTACAACAGGTGATTCCACAATTGCCATTGGGAGATATGCTGGAAGTGCCATTACTACGGGTTCAAAGAATGTTATGATTGGAGAGAGAAGCGGTGAAACTAACGCTACCGCAAATGAGAATGTATATGTTGGTTATCGGACAGGAGCAGATGCTACTTCGTCAAACAACACCTTTGTTGGAACTGAGGCCGGTTTTGATGTGCATACCGGCGGGAATAATTCTTTCATCGGCTTCCAATCCGGCTATGGAAGTAGCACTACCGGCTCTTACAATACTGCTCTTGGTGCATCGAGTTTGAACTCACTCACTTCGGGGTCGAACAACATCTCGCTTGGTTGGTTTAGCGGGGATGCTTTGACTGAGGGAAGCCACAACATTTTCATCGGAAACCAAGCCGGAAATAATGTCGTCACAGGCCAGCGAAATGTCGTAATCGGAAACGCAGATGTTCCTGATGCAGACGGCGATAATCAATTGTCTATTAGTTCGGGAACGGGAGTAGTCACTTGGATTACAGGAAACTCAAACGGCGGTGTATCTATTGGTGGTATTGAACAAAGGGGGGCTACTGTTGCGGCAACATCAACTGCCGATAATGGTTATATCACATTGTTAGAAGTCCCCCATGCAGACTACAAAGCAATTAAAGCATCTGTTCATATTACAGATTCAACAAACAACGAAGTTCAAACTATGGATGTTATGGCGCATTATGACGGTTCAGCCGCTAACTTTACAGAATACGGTATTCTCTTTGATGGTGCGGCGGCAATAGGTAGTGTAGAGGCAGATGTAAACGGCTCTAACTTAAGACTTAGATTCAAGAATGAACAAGGGGGAACTGCGACTCTTGCTGGAAGCATACACGCAGTATTACACGCATAAGGTGATTAAATATGGGTAGGCAACCGTTTAGGAGAAGGAAAGCAGACAACACAATAGATGATGGGACAAGTGCCGGTGGTGCTTCTGCTATTGGTGGTTTAGATGATGTATTGATGGATGCTACTAACTTTACTAACGGGTTCTTACTTCAATTAAATAGTGATGGTTCAGCCCCAACAACAGGAACACTAAATAGCGCAACAGGAAATGTCGGTCTTGGAGAAGATGTTTTAGCCAATTTAACATCTGCTGATTATAATATTGCTATAGGAAATCAATCACTTAATGATATAACTACAGGTGGTTATAACATAGCAATAGGCGGTTGGGGTGCATTACAAAAAATAACTACTCAATCAAATAATATAGGTATTGGTTCGGGTGCAGGTCAAAACATAACCAATGGTGCAGGTAATATCTGTATTGGTGGAAACGCCTCAAAAGGTAATTCGAGCGGCGTTGCATCTTCATACAATGTTGCTATTGGCGATAATGCTATGTATGCAATAAATGGTGTTGCTAACAACAATGTCGCAATAGGCAAGTATGCTATGAGAGATGGACTAACAACCGGAGATGATAATGTAGCAATTGGAGAAAGTGCAGGTCGTAATATATCAACTGCTTCAAACTTAGTTTTTATTGGGAAAGAAGCCGGACATAATAATACAACAGGTCTTAGAAATATTGCTATTGGCTACAAGGCTTATGATAATGCAGATACAGAATCGGATAACATAGCAATTGGATATGATGCTTTAGGTGGTTCTATTGCCGGTGGCGAGCAGAATCTCGCAATTGGTAATTATGCCGGAGATGCAATAACAAGCGGAGATGGAAATGTAGCATTAGGTCATAAAGCAGGTTCGGGAATAACTACCGGCTACAAAAATGTTTATGTTGGTTGGGAAGCGGGTGAATCCACTACAAGTGCCGGAGAAAATGTAGGTATAGGTGATTTAGCATTAAACGATAATACAACAGGCGGTGGAAATGTAGCCGTAGGTCATCAGACATTAAAGTCAACAACAGATGGATATGTTAATGTGGCCGTCGGTCAAGATGTTGGAATGTTTATCACTACAGGCCAAAGAAATACAGGTGTCGGTGGAAATGCTTTGAGAGCCGCTACTACCGGACACTATAACATCGCATTAGGTCAATACGCTGGAGATAATATCACTACCGGAACAGGAAATGTTGTAATCGGAAGGGCAGATGTTCCGAGCGCAACGGCAAATAGGCAGTTATCAATAAGTGCGGGAGATAGCACAACTCCCGTATGGATAACAGGAGAAAGTGATGGTTCGGTCAATATCCCCAATTCAATTCTCAAAATCAATGGTTCAGTTGGTTCAGACGGACAGGTTCTCACTTCAACAGGTAGCGCAGTAGCATGGGAAGATGCTGGCGGTGGTTCTTCTCACTTTGATGGTGCAAAGTTAATTGATATTCCTCAATCTTACCTTAACCAACTTTACCCCTTCGGTGATGCTCAAATGGCTTATGGAAATCCATTTACTTCTTATGTTCAATACTTCCCATTCCTTGCGCCTGATTCAGGAAATATAACAAAACTCGGTATAAGAGTGCATAACTATGCTGGTGATGCAGATGTGCAAATAGGGATTTACTCAGACTCTAATGGCTCTCCGGCTTCAAAATTAGGTAGGGTTGAAATCAGTATTGATTCAGCCGCCGCATTTGACTCCACACAGTTCGATTCAACGATTACATTAGTCAAAGGAACTCAGTATTGGGTCGGATATATGGTTGATGACTCAAGCGTGAATAACTCACTTTATGGTAGTAATACTTCAAATAGGGCAATAACCTATTCAGGTCAGGCTGGTGGAAATCAGGCCTCGCGAGTTAATGTAAGAAGCAACAATAACGCGACTTCTTTACCTTCAAGCCCTTCGAGTATAAGCGGGTATTGGGCTTATATGATTCCACAGGTTTATTGTGTGATAGGATGATGATAATATGAATATACGAATGAGAAAAACTGATGGAGAAGTATCTTATACTGAACTTGGGTGGCAAGATGTATTATCTTTGAGATTATCTTTGTTGATTCAAAGTGATTTATGGATGCTGGCCGATAGATATGAAAAATTAACTGAGGAACAGAAAACTGAACTTACTACTTACAGACAAGCCCTACGGGATATTACAGATTACGAAACGGCTAATCTTGCTGGTGAGAACTTTCCTGATACCCCGAATTGGGTGGTTTAGTAATACCAATGTTTAATACCTATCATGTTGAGGTTGTATTATGAGAAAGCACCCCGCTTGGATGATGTGGGAAGCAGAATTAACAGATGAACAATGCGATTATATCATTGCATCCGGCCAAACCTTAGAGCCACAAAAAGCAAGAACATTCAAAGATGAAGACGACCCTAACAGAAAAACACAAGTTAGGTGGATTCATAGTGATAGGTTCCCTGATATATTGGAGTTGGTAGATAAATATGCAAGAGAAGCCAACAAGCATTTTAAGTTGCATATAACAGAACTTCCTTATCTTCAATATACTGAATACAAAGACATAGGGCATTTCTATGGCGACCACCATGATGTAGATTGGGATAGAGATGATGGTTTGCACAGAAAAATATCTGTAGTTATTCAATTATCAGACCCAAAAGATTACGAAGGGGGAGAGTTCTCCTTTATGACCACACAAAACCCCGATTCCGAAGCGGTTAAAAGGCGAGGAACAATCATAGCATTTGTATCATACTACGACCACGCAGTTTCCCCTATTACAGAGGGTAATAGAAACAGTCTTGTGGGATGGTATGAAGGACCGAGATGGTGTTAATATGAAAGAAGGTAAAATTGTATATCAACCACCCGAAAAGTGTTATACGAGAGTTCTCATAGAAGAAACCACACACGGATACAAGATATACAGAGTGGGCGAAGATGGCCCATTTACAGTAATTCCACATTCCGCAGTTAAGGAAATACAATACAAAGGGGGTGAATGATATACAGATTTATGGAGTAGAGTTAGAGATATGGCTTGGTCTTGCCGCCGCAGTAGGCGCAGGTGCTATATGGGGTCTTAAGAAGTATCAACAAATCAATGCTGATGGTAAAATAACACTTGATGAAGTTCTTGGAGCAGTCGAAGAAGGCGAAAAGTTCGCAGACAAAATAGTTGATGCCGCAGAAGATTTGGAAGAGGCTCTTGAAACCAAGAAAAAGGCTGAGTTAATCGCTATCGCTAAAGAAAAAGGACTTTCTACTACCGGAACTAAAGCCGATTTAATCGAGCGCATTTCCGGTGCTGAGTAGATGTTAGATTCGGACTACGAAGAACAGGGCGGTGCTTTGTTTCTTTTTTTTGTGGTTCTGATTACTATTACTGCAAGTGCATTATCCCCTTACAAGCCGTCAGGCTTGATATTTACGGATGATTGTTATTGGGTAGAGGGTTATGTGGTTGATAAATACTACGAAACAAATTACTTAAATACTGATTACTACATAGTGTTTAATGGAACGGCTAATAACGAAACCGACTTTGAAGGAAGCGTTTATACGACCTTCGCAACCTATTTGATAACGCCGGTAGGCTATCACATTGAGGGGGGCGAGTTTTGCGAGGTTCAGACAGTAAAGGAGTGGATTCAGAGCGGGAACCTAACCCTGAACTTTCTCGAATAGAATGGAGAATACACACTTTAGAAGAGAGGGTAATAGCGATGGCTACTACAATACAGAATATACAATACGAAAAGTTGGTTAAATATGACCGACAGATTGATAGGTCAGCGACCTTAATGAACAGAATAGTGTGGGCCTTGAGGCTCTGTGCATTGTGTTTCTTAGCGGGTGTGTTTCTTTGAGTTATTATTGTTCTAATGCTGATGTGGGCCAAAGATTAGGTCTTGATTCTGCACAAAGAAGCAGAGCCGCTACAAGATTAACAAGTGCTATCAGAAGGGCTACAATAGATATAGACCAAGCCTTTAGGGATTATGGAAGAGATGCACCAAGCAGAGAAATAGGCGAAACCACTTTGAATGGCGCAGTTGCCGCAGGTGCTACGAGTATACTTCTAACCGATGGTGCTTCTTTTGCCTCTGCTGGTAATGGGAATATAGATGGAGATTCGTTTTCGTGGACTGGTAAATCTACACATACCTTAACTGGTGTATCAGGAATATCCGCAGACCATTTATCCGGTGTGACCGTTCAAGAAGGAGAGTTTGCTCATGTTATTAGAGAGATTTGCGCTGATTTAGCCGCATCCTACTACTTAGAAGATGACTCTGTGTTTCAGCAAGGTGGTTTAAGGGATGGTGGTTTGAGAACTAACACTCTAAGGTCAAGAGGAAATGATAATCTATCTCGTTTAGCCCACCTTGGAAGTGTTGACTAATGCCGTATACCCGCCAATTATCCCCTTATCGCCGCCGTAGTGGTGGGGCAAACATGGGTTCTGCCGTTCAATTTAGAGTAGGGTATTATGATAGAGGGCTTATTAAAGCCATAGAAGATTTGGATACGGAAATAAATGATTCAAAACAATGGTTGGCGTATGAGATTTGGGGCTATTTGAAATCACAGGTAATACCTGCGGCTCAAGCACAACTCAAGAAAAAAGACCCTACAACATGGAACCAATCACTACCACCAACAAGACAATTCAAAACAACCAAGAGTATATACAGAAGAGTTGCTGACTCTTTGGATGCAGAGGTTATGCCTGATGGTATAGTAAGAGCGGGTTCTTTTCCACTTCCTTATGGTGTTAAGGGTCAAAGACAACCTGAAAATACAAAGAAAACCATTGCTCAGATAGTAAAGCGCGGTATGAGTCCATTCACCTATAGAAAAAAGGGTAGATTAACCAATCTACCACCTACTGTAAGGTCTTCTGTTAGACATGGAGTCGCAAAGAAAGCGGCCGGTGTAAACCCATATAGCGTAATGAGTTCATTACCAATGTCGCTAAAGGGCAAGCACCCCGGATTTACAGGTAGGAAAAGATATGATTATACTGCCTTTATGGAAAATATGATTAGAGAAGATTTCAGAGAAAAGTGGATACCAAGGCGACTTGAGTTCTTGGGAAGCGCATTAGGATTTAGAAGTGGAAGTGTATAGAATGGCTATATCGGATAGAACTCATTATTGGACCAGTAGAACTAATTTGGCAGACCCAAGTAGTGCTAATGGAGCAAACAATGTAGATTGGGCTTTAAGTGCTGGAAGTGCTGGAGATGGTTCGGCAAATGATAGTAATTGGAGAATAGTAAGTGGTTCGGGGGGACAAACATGGAAAGTAAGTGCTGGAAATAGCAACACTCTCGTTGCCAGTTTTGTTTATGTTGCTAAACCGGATGCTGATGAAGTCGTTATGGCTATTGATAATGGGACTCATAGAGCAGAAGTGCAAATAGCAAGTAGCAACGAGCAAATCAAATTAGTTGGTGCTACTACTGCTACTAAATCGGATTTGGATTTGGATGCAAGCGAAGATTGGTCTGTTCCTGTTTTACTAAGGCTTACTTTAGACTCAAACGGCAAGGCTGAGTTGTATTTTGACGACATTATAGAGGATGATGATGCAAACACGCATTATCTGAGCGTCACAGGGTCTTCATCCAGTAGTAGTGGTATTTATTGGGGCAATACTACAGGAACATTAGATTGGGAACTCGTTTATTGCACTACACAAGGCGCATATTCACCTGATGAAATGGACATTAGCGATTTTGTGACTACATCTTTTATTAGAACTGGGTTATCTGTAGTAGAAGTTCTCAAGAACTCTAAGAGATTCTTCATTAAGAACCATGTGACCCCTTCCTCTATCATTTATGGCTATGATTTATCGAGTGGTATGGTAAGTAGACTTACTCCACCCACTATTCATGTAGTTATTACTACTTCTGCATCCCCCCAATTCAATACTTTGGCCGGAGCAAATACAGAGCAAGATTATACTATTGATTTATATGTGACTACAAGAGGAACAGATTACAAAAACGCATATAGATTGGGTCTTTCTATCTTAGGGGAATGTTTTGATGAACTGTATACTAAGACTGGTTTAGAGGGCAGTATTGATTCCTTAATTGGGTATAATCTAACATTTGATACAAAAATGGATGAAGATGAGGCAGTTTGCATCCACCAACTTAATTTATCATACATGAAGAGAGTAAACATGACTCGTAGAGAGATATGATAACAGTTAAATATCACAGACAGAGTGTATTGGTTTAGAGGCGACGACATGACGACATTCGCAAATAGATATGTAGCAGTTGGGAAGGAAGCGACCTTTGGAACCCCAGTCAGCGCAACCGCATACGGTGAAGTTGATGATGAAGGATTTCAAGAGTCTTTTGATGTTCTACAACGCTCAGATATGAACAGATATGGAACGCAAAAGGCAATGGATTCAAAGCATTATGCTGATGGGTCTTTTTCAATGCCTCTACAACCTGATAGATTCACTATGATGTGTCTACACGGTCTTTTCGGCACACACACCCCCGGTGGAACCCCCGGAACCAATGATACTCTTACAGAACTAAGTTCCGGTTTGCTCAAATCATTTACTTTCAGAGTTGGTAGGGATGATAAGGAGTTCTTGTATGCTGGTCAGGCTATTGAAAGTTGTTCGATTAGCGCATCCGTTGGCGAATACGCTATGATTTCCTTTAATACAACTGGTATGAGAAGCAACTTTAGTTTAGCAACCGGAGCGGCAGTAGCCCCCGGAACTTTAGCAACCCCTTCTTATGATTATACCGGAGATGCGGCACACTTCGTAGGTGCTTATGTGAACTTTGAGGGAGCGGCAACTACTTCTGCATATTCCAAGTTGGTTCAAAGCATCTCTGTTGATATTAAAACCAACAGAGATATTGATAACTCATACAATTTAGGAGATTCTACCTGCACACGCAACCCACCCTTGGGCCTAAGAGAGGTTTCGGGGACTATTACATTCCACAAGAATGTTTTGGCTGGTGATGTGGCAACTAACGAACCTGATTTCGTTAATCTACTAACTGGAGATTTAGTAAATGGAAGCGCGGCCGCGCCAGCCATTTCAATGCTTTTCTATGTAGATGCAAGCAACTCGATTCGATTAGATATTCACAAAGTTCATTATGAGGCCCCACAGACAAGTGTAAGCGGTAGAGATAGTCAAACAATGTCGGTCAACTTTATTGGATTGTATGACGAAACAGAAACAGAGATGGCTAAAATTACCTTCTCATCTGCATCTACGGCCTTCACAGGTGGAGCAAAAGTAGATTTGGATGCGTGAAGGTGATTAAATGGGAGCCATAACTGCCGCAAGCAATTTAACAGTCAATACTATTATTGGCTCGCATACTGGTTTAGGAGCAAGTGTGCAAACCTTCCTTAGGACACTTTCAAATGGTGATATTATCCACGATATTACCATCGTCAAGAAGGCCGCAGGTAATAATTACATTGCGTATATTACCTACGAAACATGAGATTAGTTAGAGAATAGATTAGTATAGTAAAGAGTGAGAAAATATGCCAGTATTGAAAAAAGAAATAGAATTAGATGACGGAAGCAAGGTCTTGGTGCGCCAAGTATCAGGACTTGAACGATTAGAATTAGATGCAAAGCAAGCAAGAGTGTTTCGCTCAATGCGCGACTTTGGACCTAACCCCTTAGAGTGGTCAGAAGACCAACAAATGCAATTCGCAGAGGCTTTAGACGAAGCAGACTGCGGCCCAACCGCGCAAATAGCGGCTTGGGTTCCATTATGTATTCTCTCGGAAAATGTTGATGTAAACGATTTGACTTCCTCAGAACTACAAGAAATCCTTAGATTTGTTAGGGGCGACGATGAAGGGGGCGGTATCCCTTTGTCGAGTTCCTGATGGTAGCCCCTGCGTTATGTTCTTCGTTCAAAGGCATTTTGCCGAGTGAACTAAGGATGAAATATGCACAAGAGGGCGGAAGACACATGATGGAAATAGACTTGGCGGTAGCATCTGAAATCTCTGAAAGAATAACAGAGCAAGCAGACCAAGATTCCCCCGCCGCCGCTTCAAGAAGGGCTAAAAAGGCCGTTAATAAGCGAAATCAGCGTAGAGCGGCTATGATAGATGCTCAAGGCTTAGGGGAAGTGTTAAATGAGGCGTTTGGTAATATGGAGAATGATTAAGCATGGCTTCACGAACAGGCTCGGCAAGAGTATTCTTCGAGGTAGTGGGTTCTTTTCAGGCTCAAAGGCTACTCAAAGATGTTGAATCCACTTCAACGGTCATGCAAGCAATCTTACTCGATGCCGCAGGGGGCGTTGTAGAAGCAGTCCAGTTCGCAGTAGAAGGAGTTAGCGACTTAATCCAAGAACAAATTGATGCTTTCTATGCTTTTGAAGAGCAAATGATTCAAGTTAGAAAGTTCTATCAAGGTTCGGCAGAAGATGTGCAATTCTTTGCTGATGAATCAAAAAGACTTGGAGAAACCTTTGGTTTTAGTGGTGCAGAAGCACTTAAAGCCGCCGCTAATATGGCTCAAATGAAGTCTGTTTTGGGTAGTAAAGAAGCAGTTATTACAGGAACAGAAATGGGGCTTCTCTTTTCTGAAATAGGAAATATGGAAACCCAAGAGGGAATGAAGAAACTAACAAGCCTAATGCAACAAACACAATTCCACATGGGCGGATTAACTAAGGCGCAGTATGATATGTTAGAGCCTATGGAACAAGCCAATATCATTCGTGGAAATACAATAAGAGTTCTTGACCAACTAAACACTATTGAGAACTCAAGCGTTGCTACAATGCAAGACATGACTTTCGTTCTCAACCAATTTGCATCTCAGGCTAATCTTGCTGGAGAAACAATGGGAAGTATGGCCGCATTAGCCGCCATGCTACTTGAGGCTGGAGAAGAAACAAGCAGAGCGGGAACGGGTCTGCGTATGATATTTTCTCGATTAGCAGTAGACGGTGGAGATGCTTCGCTGGCTTTGGCCGAGGTTATACCACACTTAGAAGCCCAAGAAATCTCTATGATGAGTCTAACTGAAATTATTACAGAACTTACTCCTTATTACAAAGAGTTAGAAGACCTTGAAAAGGTTAGATTAACACAAGCAGTAGCCGGAAACAGACACTATGTAAAATTGCAGAAGTTGTTGGAAAACCAAGAACGGTTGCTAACTCTAAATGAAATGGCCTATTCGGGAGCCTATACTGCGGCAGACGAGTTCGCTAACAGGCAAGCATCAGATGTTTTCAAAATTGATAAGGCAAATGCCGCTATTGAGAACCTAAGAGTAGAAGTGGGAGAGAATCTTGTTGATGCTTACATTAGAGCAATGGGGCCGCAATACTATTTCCTACAGGGTCTTGAGAAGATAACCGATGAACAAACTAAGTTCATGGGTATTGGCGTTGGGAAAAGAATGAACACCTTTATGGGTAATTTGATGTTTCTTGCTGAAACAATGCAACAAATGGAAGTTCCAATTAACTTCCTTATGGGAATAGGAAATATCTTTGTATCTATGAAAACACTCCAAGTTATCCTCAAACAAACTAACCAAATGGAAAATATGCACACAGAAGCCTTCCAAAGAAGGTTGTTTATGAGAGAACAAGATGCCGCTCTAAGAAAGAAGTTCGCTCACGAAGAAATACAAGCAATCAAAGATATTCAAGCGGCACAGATGGGCGCAATAAATCAAAGCATCCAACAAATCAACATACAAAAAGCAAATGCGGCCAGTTCCAAAGCAAGCCACGACAGGGCTATTGAGAGGATTCATCAAGAAGTAATAGCAATGGGACAAATAGACACTTACAAGAAACAACTTAGAAGCAATGAGTTGATGTTGGATAAAGAGTATAGGGTGCAAAAGATAGCCGAACATAATGAAATGTTGATTATGAAAGATGGTGAAGCACAGGCACTAATGCGAATACGCACAGTTCAAGAAGAAGTAATGAAAGGGCAACTTGATTACTATACTCTTAGTGCTGGTTTTAGAGCAAATCAACAAAAGGAACAGAGGCAATTTTTGGGTCATATTCAACGAGAAGCAGATTATTTAGCAAACCATATTGTTTTATTTACTGAATTAACTGAGGATGAATTAACTCATTTAGCAGTAAGGCAACAAGCAAATAACGAAAGGATGCTAACTGAACAACTTTTATTAGCAGAGGCAAGAAGAAGACTGGAACTTGATGATTTATCCGAAGAAGAAACAATGAATACTCTTACAGAAATAAACCTTAGACAAGAAAATATCAAAACATTAGGTGAAGAAAGAGTAGGTATTGAAGGTCTAATAAATGCTAATGACCAATTAGCACAGAGAAACCGAGCAACTGAACTAACTCTAAATAGTTTGGAACACCACATGGAATCATTAGGTGATGAAGCAAACCTTCTAACCGCAACATTCTTGTATTTTGCTGAAACTCAAGAGTATGTTCAAAACCAAATGTTCGGAACCGCCGAAGCCACTAAAACTACAGTAAATAGTATGATGACTTCTATGAATGGTTTACTTGGTATGACTGCCATGTTCACACATAATCAAGATTTAATGAACGCTTCTCTAATAGGTGGAACAATTGTTAATGCGGGTGCGAGCGCATCTATGTGGGCGGTGGGTAAATCCGCCGAAGGTATGGCCGCAAGAGCAATTTTAGCAAGAGGGGCTATGGTTGCTTTAGGTGGTGGTATAGCCGCAATAGCGGCGTTAGCAATTGGTGGTCTTATTTGGAAGAAGTTTAAGCCGGATAACGATTTTGTAAGTGATTTGGAATCAATAAATGATGTGACGGAAAACTTAAACCAATTCCATACTACACTTACAGACTTATCAAAGAAAGGTGATGTTCGAGTAGACGAGGCTCTTTTGGGTGGAATTACTTTCAATGACTTAAGAGCAGATGCAGAACTAACTGCTTCGTCGCTTGCTTCATTACAAAAGGAATATGATTATTACACGGAGTTATCAGAAGATGTTGATAACTATACCGAAGCAGAACTAATTGCTTTGGAAACAAAGGCTGGATATTACAATAGATTAACACAAGAGGTTAGCGCATTAAATGATGCTCACAATTCTTTATCAAAAACAGAACAAGATTATACGGGGGGGCTACACAAACCTTGGCAAACAGGCCACATGGATTATGAAAACCTAACTATGGAGTGGATGACGGACCCCTCTAATTTTATAGCGGAAATGAATTATTCTGTTATGCAACATAATGCCGCGATGTGGCAAGCAGGGCTTATGACCGAACAAGACTTAGAAAATTACTTGGAAATGTATTCTTACATTGGAGATAATATAGGTTATGGGATAACAGGAGTAGCCACAGTTTACGATAGCGCGGAAGAAAGAAACCAAATAATGGAAGAGATGAATGCTGAATTAGTCCGTGAAGCAGAAGCCGCAGGTGTAGCGGTGGCTGATTATTATGCTGAATTATTGGTTAATGTGGGGAATGGTGTATCAGCGTTTGGTGATGCAACCGGAACTGCCTTAGAAGCACTTAATGAGTTCGATAGCAAGAGAGAAGAGTTGTTTTTCGGCAACCAAGCGCAATTCCAAGGAGCCATTTACAGACAAATCACTCAAGGTGGCGTAGAAAGTTTGCTACATCGTGTTGAGATTATGCAAACCAATGTGTTTAACGGAGTGACCTTAGACGAAGCAATAGATAGAGTGTCCGAAGGGGTAATAATGAACCTACGAGGACAAGGTGTGCCTGTGTGATAAAAATGAGAACTACAGATGATGATTTTAGCGTATGGTTGGTAGGATACTATGACGACTTCCAGTCGTGTAGGTCTGTAGCAGACGACCTTAACTCTGCAAGTAAGATGGACCCCGACCACACACTAACACATCATGGAAATCCCATGAACGGCCATGCTTTACTCAACCCTACCTTTCGTTATTCTTATCCCGATAGAATGCAAAGTGCTTCTTATCTTTCTGCTGATGACTCTTATTCTGCCTCTCAGTTATTTGCTACGGTTGCTAAAAAGCGAGATAGCAACGACGGACACCACGAATGGCTAACTCTTGATTTAAGCAAAAGTAAAGCGAAGAGATGGGAAGGAAGAGCGCAATTACAATATCCTGATTCAAGAAGAGGGACAAGACAAAGATTCAATGGTGCGGCTGGTGATTCCTATGAAGCATTTGTGAATGGTAATGATACTTTGGGAACATATTACGCCCCACTCAAAGCAATGGATTCTACGGCAGGTAGGTCGAGAGTGTATGAATCAGCCGCCAAAGACAATGACGGAGATATGTTCGAGGGTGCGGGAGCGCACCTAAGAGTAGAAACAGAAGGGCAATTTGCATCTCATTCCGTATCTTTGGCAGGGGTTCTAATGGGAGAGAGAATGAATACTGCTTACGCAAGCAGAGATACTGCTACAAAGCATTTATTCCCCCTCAAATCCCCCTCAGGTAAGCCATTTTTAGTATCTAAGTTATTTGGAACTTCGGCGGGTAGACATAGAATCCTAAATTATGATGGTCCTATGAGATTCCAAGGATTAGGTGATACATTTACTATTCGTATTGCTTCACACGCAATGGGGGGGTGGGCTGATGCTCGATATACTCTTAATTTAGGATACAAAAAAGCAGATGGTTTTAACAAAAGCACTCAGGCGTTTGGTAGCAATCCGTTGCTATCTATTGATATATCAACCAGCAATCTAAATTACAATAGCGGAAATTATTTGGAAATAGACAACTATACTGCGGCAGACAATGATGACCAATGGACTGATATAGATGTTGTGTTAGATTTTTCTGCCAATACCTACAAAGCATACGCTGACGGCTCATTAGTTAGTAGTGGTTCATTCACTAATAATTGGTCTGCATCAGACATATATGGTTGGTCCTTAGATGTGAACTGTGCCGGGGGTATGACCCAAAATGTAGGGATGATTACCTGTATTGATAGGGCTTCCCTTTACATTAGTTTAGGCGATGCAGTAGAAGATACAGATTACACTCCTTTACACCAAGTTCAGATTAACAATACAACCGATTCTATTTCAACTGCAATGGTCACCATTTTAGACGACGATAATAGATTTTCTGTTGCTCCGTTGCTATCTTCTACTGGGTTTGAAGAATGGGGATTGGTAATCTTCAAAGATAACCTAAATAGACCTGTATGGTGGGGGACTTTAACAGGTATAAACCACACACAATCTTCCAAAAGAAACACATTAGATACTCAATTTTTGGCAGAAGAAAAATATGGTTTATTTGATAGACAACTTCCTATTTGGGAAATGGGCCAAGCCGCGTATTTATCACAAGAAGGCCACTTAGCACTCAACACTCAGATAGAAAAGAGGTATAATCAAGTTAAGAATATGGGAGATATTTTGAATACTGGTGCATCAAATCTCAAGTTCCTGAACTCTACTATTGGTTTTGTTGATTCTGATTTTGTAGAAGTAGATAAGCAAAGAACTTCTCTCAATTCCTCGCATCCTATTCAAATGTATATCAATGAAGATGTAGACGGACCCAATAACGCAGAAAGGGAATGGGATGGTTTCGATTCGCCAAAATATATGCTTACAGATGTAAGGTATATTCAAAACCCTACTGGAAATTATCAACATTACATTGTAGACTCAAGCGCATATTTGGTTGGTAGTAGTGGGGTATCTGCTTCTGACCAAGTTATGGTCACACATACTAACACAACCGGAACTACTAATGTTTTCACCATAGATTCAATAATTAGCAAGAGCAGAAGTAGCGATGCCCCTGATGAAACCCCTACTTCTTACAAAGCAATTAAGGTTTCAGACAGTAGTAGAAGAAACCTAACCCCTAATGCGTTATGCACACAATACAAATGGATTAGTAGCGATAAAGTCAATACTACCAAGAAGATGTTGCGTTTTACTACTGCTTCTGCACACAATCTTTCTTTGGGTGATGAGATTTTATTTGGTTCTGTAATAGATTCTTCAAGTAATAACGAAATAGTAAGCGGTAGTTTCTTATTTGATGGTGGGAGATATAGAGTATTGGGAGTTCCCACAACAACTACTTTTGATATAGAAGTCACCAATATGAACATACTTGAGGTATCCAGCACAACCAATTTTGGAAACGCAAATTACCGTTTGCCTATCATAGATGAAGACCATAACGATTATGGGGTCACAGATAATAACTTACATATCATAGGTAAACAACAAACAGATTACTATATATCAAAGGCTGATAGAGCAAGTAGAAATGTTCATACTCGTTGGATGAGAGATATTTCTGAATCATTATGGTTCAAATCTAAGTTCGGAGTTATCTCTAAGGATTGCCACCATAGCGCAGGTAAATCCACTATAACTAACAACCCAGTTTCCCCTAATGAAGCAAGTAATTATTCGCCCGATACTTCTACTATGGTTGGTATTTCTACCTTCACTACAAGTAGCACCAGTCTTACTTGTGATGACCCTGCCATTTGGTATTGGAATGTAGTAAAAGGCAAACCGGGGATTTTAGATGTAATTAACCCCGATACTTTGGAAAGAGATACTATTCTTTTTGATGGGACTACTGCGCCCAGTAGTGCTACACTCACATATATTCAGTTCAATAGTGGTTCTTGGGTCACCATTGGTGGTAAACAATGGTATAACGGATTTCAAGTTAGCAACGAAACCATCCAACTATGGGATATTGTAGTTCATACTGGTTTTGATGATTGGAGATTAAATGGTGTATTCCAAGTAAGCGGTATTTATTCGCAGGGTAGTGGGGTCACTAAATATGCCGCAGTTAGAATAGAAGGGTTTGATAGCAAATCAAAAGATATTAACGACTCTACATCTCCTTGGTTTAGCGACCCTGATAAGTTATGGCCTATTTTGGGTAAGAAAACCATTACTACCTTTGAGAACTTTACGCTGTATGACTATACAAATACCATAGGTAGTCCTACAACTGCAAATACTAATTACAATGTTTTACCCTCTATAGTATCTTATGCTTCAAAGACAGGTCTTGTGCATTATGGTTCCTTCACAATACAGAATGTTAAGGGGCAAAGAAAGGATTGGACCCAAGGAGATTTTCTTTACAGATATAGGAAGATAAATGAAAGCAACGGCTACAAACACATTTGGTTGCTATGGAGAGATATGAGAAATGATGGTAATGCTGATGCTAACGGGGGATACAATGTAAGCGATTTCGGTTTAATGCTTCCTACTGTTGAAAATTACAATTTGAATATCGCTTTTGCTGAACAGTTTGACGAAGATGGAGATAACACCGCCTTTATTACTTTGAAAATAGGAGAGGAACTTGATATATGGAACATAGATGCTGATGTAGAACCATATAGTGGGGGTGATTGGTCTGATTTAGCAAATGCTTCTGATACCTATAAGATAGCAGACCTAACAGGAACTGGTAGCAATCCATATTCTGATTGGAAGAATAAAGGCGGGGCTTTCTTGGTTATTGATGCAAGCAAGTTTTTCAACTTAAATACTGAAGCAAGTAATGGAAGGCCGGGGTATGATGTTGGGGGTATAGCACATTTTAGTGATTACGATATTCCTATTGCTGGAACTCCCTACCTATTGGATAATTATTGGAAATATGCGGTTGCTAATTACCAAATTAGCGGAACCAATTTAGCCGGAACCACCACTACTAACATAGCAAACCACCCAAACCAATTTAACTTCCTAAATGATGCTACTGCGTTAGCAGAAGATGGTATTAGTGGCGGCCAAACAACATTAGCAATTGAAGATGCTACCCACTTTAATTTAGGCTCAGGTGTTGACGGGTATGGTGTAATTTTAGCAACGAAGAAAAATGAACAATATCTATTTGCTCTTAGATGGAATGGAGTAATAGCAAATACAAATACACTAACTAATGTGTATGTTCAAGGATATGGTGATGTAAATACGGACCCAGTAAGCATAAGAGCATTTTTAGATGAAGATTCAGGGCTTTGGTCCACAGGTAGCCAAATACAAATTATGTTTGATGAAGAGAATAGCACCGAAGAAGGTTATGATTCAATAGTTGTCTACAATACACCAGCCGCATTATATGGTTTAAGGTTGCTAATGAACTTGGAAGGTTTTGTAGAAGATAAAAACATAGGAACATATTTTGAAAATGATAAAATTAGACTCTTACAAAACATTGCCACATTAGATAGTTGGACTCGGAACTCTCACCTTTCTGCTATAGTAGATATTAACAATGTGCCTATTACAAAAAGCATGACTAACACTCAGGTTGGTCATAGTGGAACCGATTATGAAGATTATGGAAGTGTTAGTGACCTGAGGGCGACTACTTTTGCTGGAGCAGTTGATATTGTGAGAAGAAATAGCGGTTCGGGTTCGAGTGGCACTACTAAAACCTTTACAAGAGTAGTGGGTAGAGATGGAAGATATGATTACAGACCATCCTACAATACCGGTATTACTTTAACAAGAAGCAACATGAAGAATGCTAATTTATCAATAGAAGCAACCGGTATAGTCACGAATGTTAGGGCATATTACGATGGCAATAAATCATTTGTAGATTATCCTACTCCAACAACAGGCTTAGAAGCAAGATGGAAGATATTAGACCTATCAAGAGTGCGAAGTAAAACAGAAGCATTAGCATTAGCAAAGAAAGAATATGAAATGAATCAAACAAGCGCATTTACTGTTAATGTGGATTTAATCGGTAGTGGCACAGAAACAGACGCATTATTTTCAGGTGGTAAACATGGGTATATTGCAGACCCCGCAGTCGTCACATTAGATTTAACCGGATATAAGAAGTATGCTTGTTCTTGGACTTCTCTGTTCGGTGGTATTCCATATCCGGGGATGTGCAATGCTTTAGATGGTAGATTTAGTCGTTCTGATACGGGAACTGCGGTGGTAAGTGCTATCTACAATGATAGAACTACTCCTTTAGCAATTAACTTAACTCCATTAGGAACTAACCAAACGGTAGGTAATAATGGTAAATTAAAGTGGCGGACTTCTGCGAATACTATAGATTGGTTTAAGGATTCTTCTGATACTTCTGCTACGGGAAGCCATGTATTGGGCGACCCCAGTTTAGGTGCTAACCAAAACAAAGTAATTACTATATCAGCAGGTGGTCATTCAATAACACTTTATGTGACCAGTTTAGATGGTGTTTCAGATACCCAAGAAAACATAGAATACATTAAGACATATAATGCTGATGAATCCTACTATAATTACGGGTCAAGAAGTTTATCTCATGCTATGCAAATAGTTCATATCCCAAAAGATGTTCCAAGCGTAAGTGCTAATTGGGGGTCAGAACTAAGGATGGGAATTAGTGTAGCAAGTGGAACAAGTGCCGATGATGCGGTCTTTACTGTTCACGCAATAGATTATTCCTTTGCTAATACTGGTTCCCCTTCTCAGTTTACCCCTACATACAAATCAGATAGTTCAGTAAGTGTTTTCGGTAGTGGTTTTTATGAATTAGCATTCCCATCTACCTATGGCGCACCAGCAGGTTCTAAAATGATTATTTCGGTAAATGCAGAATACCTAAGAGCAATTTTACGAAACAGATGTGGCGACCAAATCAAAAATGCTAATAGTATTACGGGCCTTTCAACATTTAGCACACTTGATGCAAGGTCATTGTTCCCATTAGGGTTTAGAGAATACTCAAACGAAGGTGGTATATCAGATGATAGGCTGATATGGTATGCACCGAGATTACATATTGTTGATGATATGGCCTATTATCCATCTACAAATCTAACAATAACAGATGCTAATTTAGATTTAACATCTCAAAATATGGTAATTAAAGGATTAGCCTATAGTAGAACTCACCAAGGAGAACCCTCTTTGAAATTAGCATTAGAGAGAAATGAATCTCGCTTCAAGAAGACATTAGCATCCTTATTCAAAGACGGTAAACCTACAACCGGAGTTCAAGATGGAGAGGGGCAACAGATGTTCCAACCATCACAACCCCAAGGGCAAGGACCATCCTCTCCCAACAAAGAAGGCGGAAGAAGAGATGAAGGGCAAAGCATTAACACATTTAGTTCGACCACTATGAGCAGAATGACCGGTAGAACGGAGTTCACAGGGGATGGCACAAGTAGCGAGGCCGAGTGGGGTATTCTCGGCCAAAAGAAGATAGGCAAATCCTCTTCTGCTAATAGCACCATAGACGGGTTCGATTCTATAGCAAGCGGTAGCGGTAGTGTTAATTGTAGTGATGGGTTCGTTTTGCCGGGGGTCTATATTAACTCTGATGGGGAAGATAGAGCAGGGTTGAAACACGAACAGACATTTTCTGTTAGAATACCGAGTGATGCTTTGGATTCTTATGTGACCATCAAAGCGAAAGTCACTCTTGATGGCAAGAAACAAACGGCGGCACAAAACGCAGTTATGACTACCAAAGTAGAGTCAGAAGAAAACGATTATTACGCTACTACTACTAAGACCATTGCTTCCGGCTCTGCCGATAGGAAAGAATACACTTTGTTTTCTCAGAAAATAAAGGGAGCAACTGCTGGTAGCAACTTAAAGATAACAATTAGTAGAAACCCCGGAACTGGTAGCGATGATGCTAAATACAGAGCATTGAGGATACATAATGTATCACTTGCTACAAGAAGAGCAACAAACCCCTCTATATCACAGGCCAAAAAGTTCAAACCTTACTGATTATCCTCATAGTCCTCTCTGATTGAGAGTATTCTTTCAGCAGTAGGGTTGCTAATCCCCCTTACTTTTGTAAGTGCTTTTTTGTTCGTCTTCTTTAGCAACAGATTTCTCAAAGAACCGAACTCCTTTAGCAACGCATGAGCAGAATCTAAGGTGACTCCGGGGATTGTTGCTAACATCACGGCCCTATAATCCTCAGAAAAATCTCCACTTCTTCGTATCCTTTTTTGGGTTGCTATGGCCTTGCTAATAGTTAATTTAGTATGTGATGTGACTATCCAATCCACATAATCTTCCATAGTAGCGAACTCAATGTATCTAACTTTGGGGAAACGAGCATACAGATTTAATTTGAAATTACGAATAACACCTTTCATCTTCATTACTTCTTGAGCAACCGTTTTCTTGCTGGTCCCCCTTGTGAAATAGGGTTTTAATTGGCTACCATATACTGCTAAAATGGGGTATTCGTATGCGTCGCAGAGGTCTGCTAACTGTTGGGTTAGATTTCTATTCCTTCCTATACCCAAAATAGAGCGGTATAGGTCGTTTATCTCCTTTGCTTCTACGCCCCAACTACCTATCACATAGTCGCCCGTTGCTAATCTCTTTACCTTACCAGCACCCTTGCTGGATAATTCGGCATCTCCTAATCTACCTAACAACAAATGTATGAGCGCGGGGTTCTCTCTATCGTCTATGTAGACTACCACACTACTGCGACTTTATTACGCCTTAATCAATGGTTGCTAATCCCCGCAACAACCAACTACCTTTGTTTTACAGTTTAGACACGCTTTGGAACCATGAACTTCCACAAACCCCTTGTGGCTACCACAAAAGGGGCAACTTACCATTATTCTACATTCTTCGCTTTCTCTAATTACCACAATACCAACAACCTTTGCCGTCACACAAATTATTCTTTCTATACCAAACCGGCGACGGGTAGCGTTTGTATTTCAGTAGTGACTTAACTGCTTTTCGGGTCACGCTTGGTTTGTAGTCGGACCAGTTCAGGGTAGATATGAAAGAGCAAATCTCATCCTCAATAAATTGCGTCTGTTCGGCCGTTAAGTCCTCAGGGTCGGCATACCATCTAAGGGTAGCCGCCATGTGTTGGCCGAGCGCAACACGCACATGATGAGGGGGATTAGACACCCGTATAGCCCTCTCTAAACAGGTAGGCAAGGGGACCATACCTTGAGAGGGGTTGAAGTCGTCAGGGAGCGTCGTAGAGGCTTCTGTAGGGGTTTCAAATAGATGTTTGTTATCCCTACACCACTTGGTAAGACTGATTCTTTCAGTCAATGGAACCCCATTAAAAGGGTTGAGATGACTTATTGTTGGGTCCGGTATTTTTGGTATCTTATAGCCGAAGGGGTCTTGAGCAAATGCTCTTGCGTCAATTGTGACGGCCCACCTACCCCTCTTTGGGTTATATGTGTCGGGGACTCTTGCTAACTTTTCAGGGTAGCCCACACCATCTAATGATACCAAGCCTTCGGCCATCTTCTTTTCATAAGAATCTAACTTTGTAGCCCAATCCCTACCAATTACTGGCTTATCGAAAAATTGGTGAACATGAAATCCTCTTCCCGTAGCAACGGCTCTAACATCTCCATCCAAACGATTTATCAAATTAGCAACATCACTCTTTACTTGGTCCATAGTTAGATTATGTGTAATATCAAAATCCCACCAAGCCCTATCCATAATTGCTGAATCATAATCTACCTTTCTTTCATCAAGTAGATTATCAAACGCATACAGACTGGTGTATGTGGATGATAGGTTTCTAAGCCTACTGATATATTGGTTAAAGTCGTTTTCAGTAAGACATAAGGCTCTCTTTAGCCCTATTTGTCGGGGGAAAGATAGCAACACGGTTAAACCACCCTCGTTTCTATCACACCTTTATGTCCGCAAATGCGGCATTTAGCCGTGATAACTTCCAAGGTTGGGTTTTCTTCCTGTCCGGTCACTTGAACATAGGATTCTATGTCCTCAAAATCTGCTGAGTCGCATTCTTCACATTGTATCATCAAAACCCACACCTGCTATTTCTTCTTCACAAGACATATTGAAAGAACACCATTGAGGGCATCTCCAATCATCCCAATTCATTTCCCACTCATGGTTCCTGATACGCTCAAGAAATCCCTCGAAGCGGGATTCAAAAGATGATACACTTCTCTTATTAACCTTTTCAACCATAGTAATTCCCGCTTCCTTACCTACCCAAACGGTTTTACTTTTCTTTGATAAAAGAGATTGTAATAACTTTGAATCTGTTGCGTCGGGAAGGACATAAATGAATCGGGTTGCTAACTCCCCATCCATGTCGTTAAGAACCATCCTATAGAAGCACAATTCTTTTCGAGTTTTAGAGATTTTACTTTCGTTGCTATTTCCTGTTTTCAATTCAAGTATTGCTAAAGTCCCATCCTCATGTCTTACTACACCATCAATCATACCTGTGATTACAATATCATATTTTTCATTGTAATAGATGCGCTTCTTTTCTGCTTCTACTGGGGGGAAATGCTCTATACCCCATTCCTCTAATCTTCGTTGCTCTAATTGTGCCAATGTTTCAAACACTTCATCCTCAGGGAATAAAGGAATTAGGTGGTGCTGACCATCCCATACTTCGTAGAAATCTTCTAAGCCCTGATGAACATAAGTTCCCCTTACCATAGCCTCACTTGGGGGCATTCTCAAATCCTTTAGTATGACCTTATCCCAGTAGTATTGGCGGGGACAATACTCGTAATTCATAAATGATGATTTAGACACCCTTAGGACTTTACCCTCGTCTGTGGGGTCATACGAAGACAACTCATACAACTGCTCGTCTGTTGCACACTTCATACAAACCCCAGTATCGGGATGGATAACACAATCACACCCCATCTGTATTCCTCTTACAGGGACTGCACACCTTTTTTTCTGTTGCGTATAGGACTACCGAACAGATAGAGCAGACTCTATCGTTCATTCTTCCTCTTCCTTCACATCTATACTCTTACCACAGGCCCTACAGTCCACATTCTCAACTTCCATACCCTCTATCAGGGGTATATTGTTGAAAAAGTCACAATTAACGCAGTTCGCTTGTCTAAGCAAGCCCCTCGCCTTTAGGTCATGTAGTAATAGCGTAGATACGATATTTGTTTCCGCGAGAACTACTTGTAATCCCCTGTGTAGGTTTTCTATATGCTGAGTTAGTTCAGCAATGTCGTTGCTAAGTTCCTTTGTCGTTTTTTCTCTATTCATCACAATCTCTCCATTCGTATGTCCTGTATTGACTGGTATTTCCCGTAAAACCTCTGACTTTAGTATAACCAACAGGTTGTATAAATCTACTTCTACTGAACTTACCTGATAGGGTAGCGGCAGAACAACGCATCCTCTTTGCGTAGTGAACATTGTTTCTTAACCAATCTTCTGCGTCTACAGTAGTAAATGGTTCGTGGTTTCTTTCTTCCCACATTTGGCGAATCCACTTTAACGCCCACCATTTTTCCATTCTGCCCTCTAACCTTCTCATAACCCTACCACCACACTTGTTCATATAAACCCAACTGTTGGTAATCTATGTAGAGCATTGTATATGGGTTGCATATCCCACTCGGCCAACTCGTAAAATGGTTCTACCTTCTTTACTACGAATCTTTCTAAAATGTGGTAATACCCCACAGTAGCAAACCCCTCTATATCGCTCGGTTCATCGAAGGCAATATATTTCCCGTTGCTATCCAAAGTCAATAGGAAAGTGCTTCCGTTGCGATAACCTTTACCGAGATTATCATTAGCCCATTTAGCACCGGCTGATGCACCCGACAAAACCTTGTATTTGCTCAAATCCTTTTTGAGTTCCGTTTTCATACACAGGTCTTCTATAGGATATTTTTCAGACAACACATCTTCGATGATTTCTACTATCTGCCGAGTCACATAACCTTGGTCGGAACCTAACAGTATAGATTTAATCACATAAGTTAGCAAGTTCTTGACGAGAGGGAACATCTTTGCTTGCTTTAATTCAATCCCCTTAACATATAATTCAACATCATGTTGTCTACCATCGGTCCACTCTACTAAACCAGCATACCTATTCTTCGCTTTTAGCAACATAGCAGAACACCATTTCTCGAACTCGCACACAATAGGACTCATTGTTTCGTTCAATTCGGCAGTCAATAGCAACCCTGTTTCGGGGTTTGGGACAACAACAAAAGCAGAATCGGTGTGTGAATATAGGACTTCATGCCCCCTCTTCTCGCATTCCGTTCTTAATCTTTTGAGAGTCATCCGAGATGTGTATGTGATAGCCGCCGCTACCTTCGGGTGATAAAGCCCATACTTTGAATCCCCTGCCGCACCATACAAAGAAGCAACCAATGATTTTGTAGCAAATTGTAAAGCATCATAACGGCTTCTTTCTTCGTCTGTTTTAGCAAGTCTAAGTTGTGCTTTGTATTCTTGCCTAAGAGTAGTCATCTTATTCATTTGTCTTAGCAACAGACTTGGTTTCCCTTGGCTAAAACATACGCCGTTTCCACAATCCTTACCGTTGCTATCTAATGTTTCGTGTCCTATGTTGTGTAAATCAACATTAGAATGATACATAGCCTGTATATCCAAGATAGCAACATTCTCATATACGCCAGCATTGCTAATTTCTATTGATGCTCCATCATAGGGTTCATAGTCGAATTGCGGTTTGGTTGGTATTCTTAGGTCAAAGTCCTTATCTCTCAGAGCAAGAACAGTTAGAATCTTAGTGATAAATGGGGTGGTTCGTATATCGCAACCAACGATATGTTGTATAGCCGTGTAATGTTCTATACAATTATTCAATGAGTTCAATTTAGGCAACAATTTCACATCTTGGATAGCATACGATAGGTATGTTCCAAAGTCAGAGTAATATGTATCGTGTCCGTCTGCTAACTCTACCTTTGTTTCTCCTAAACATTCCGAGGCAACCGTTTCTAATTTCTTATTTGGTAATTGTCCGTTCTTCATTACCCATAATCTTGTGAATGATAACATCATATCAACTACATTGATACCACCTATTGGTTGCGCCCACTCACCAAAGGTATACCTAATCCTATTGATAGGGGATAATTTTCTTGGGTCCAACCCGTTTGCTTGGAATCTCTTAATGATTTTTTGAATATCCGCATTAACCACATTCCAACCAGTAATTATGTCGGGGTCTTGTTTCCTTAAGTGTTTAGCAAATGCTCTTAGCATTGCTTTCTCGTTCTTGAAGGCAATAGCGGGTTTGCTAAGATTAAGTTCTGTTATACCATCAGGGTGATTTAGACAAGGAAATGTATCATGGTATCCCGCTTCGTAATCAGGGTGGGTAAAGAATACGAAATAGTCGTTGCTAAATGTATCATAGACAACCATGATTGTTAGTTTCCCTGTATTAACGGACCATTCGCAATCTAAATACCAAGTTCTATGGTTGTAATTATCAGGCAATAAACCATTCTCTGCTAATGCTCTGTTTACATACGGTATGTTTGCTTCCCATGTTTCTAAATGGGGGAATGCTTGCCTTATTTCGTAAATGTCTTCGGGAGTATGGGTATATACCTTAGTTAGTGGTTGACCATAGACCCCCTTATGCCCTGTTTCATAGCGCAAAACCCCATTGTGTTGTAGGGGGACTGCATTATCTTCTACATAGAAGAATGGTTGGCAAATATGTTCCTCTGTTATCCGCTTTCCGTCTTCTTGTCGCCGTCGGATAGTGATTTTATTACGGCCCTTGCGCTCAATTATCACGCTTGACCCTTCCTCTTCTTCTCGTTGCTATTCCATGCCTCTTAAGCCATAGATTGATAGTCATTGGTGATACTGCGTATTTCCAAGCAAGTTGTTGCATTGTTTTTCCCTGTTCCTCGTATAGTGAACGAAGAGTATCTGCATCTCTATACCCCCTATCTCTATTGTCTTCTTTGTGAGCGGCTATGTTTACTACAAAGGTAGTTCCGCACTCGCATTGAATATGATGGTTAGATGAACCAACGCTACACTCTATATGGTATTGCATTACCTTATCACAAACACTACATCTAAACCTCATGGGGAACACCTACCTGTAAAACCAAAGCATGGCCGTCGCTAAACGCCAAGACATATTTTCCCCCAAAATCTCTCATGTCGTAAATGTGTAATTTAATTTCTTCTCCGAAGACAGGAAGTAGGTTTTCTAAACCACCGCCGAACTTGAAGGGTTCCGTTGGTATTTGGTGGGGATGAATAAGAGTAGAAGTCTGACCTTTCAAAGTATTACCAGTCTTAATGAAGGTAGAATCTTCCATTGGTTCCATACTACAGGTTGATTCGTTCTGTCCGTTCAAATTAGCAACCGACAAAGCATCAACCAATATATCTCGCTTTAAGTTGATAATACATACAGGGCTATGTTTTTTCCCCTTGGTATCGGTGTAAATAGCCATGTCTTTATCGAAGCGACTTGCTATCTCTACTGCATCTTGATGTTGTTTGATTATTGAGTTGCGAGAAGAGGGATAAGCCTTTGCTAAAGGAGAAGACATAAATGTCGTTTGTCTTTTATTTGAATGAATTAGCAAATTACCATTTGGTTTGTGTGATAGATATACAATATCCCCATGTGTTTTCAACGCCCCTATAACATCATTCAAATTAGGGATGCAAAGTTCGCATTCGGTTGCCGGTTCTTCCAAAGTGATTGCTATATCATGCACACTCGTTATCCCGTCTTTCACTCCGCTTACAATTTTAGCAACCGTCGGTCCGACTTTAATGATGCAAGCATAACATTGGGGTTGCTTTGCGCCACCAACAAATGTGAATCTTCTCGCGGCCCTTAGAGCATTTTGAAGAGCAGTATTGTTGAACGCAACATCATTGTTTTTTCTTCCGCTCATATATACCTCTCTCCCTGTCCCCATATAAACCCCTATACTGCGGTCTAATCTGATACAGGTTTCTTTCTGAGTTGCTTGATGCTCGGAACACCTTTACCTCTTCCATTCTCGACATTATAGCCCCAATCTTTACGGCTGATATGTTAGCAGAACGGCGAGAGTTCCTATTTATTTTGGGGTCGCGGTGTTGTTTGATTATATCAACAACCGCTCTCGCGGTGACTGGTGTATCTACTGTAGAAAGGGCAGTAATTATCCATCGTTTAACAAAATAATTACGCCTCGCCATTATTGGTAGCCTCTTTCTCGTTCTTGCCATTCCAATGCAAGAAAGGAAGACCATACCATGTGACCTCTCCATCATTTACACTAAGCACATCGTGTGTTGTCCCCAAGTATTCTTGATGAAGACCTTTCATTTCACTAATGGTTGCTCTAACAACCCACTCGTTGCTATTTAGGCTATCATCCTTCTTGACCCCTGCCGCCAAATCTCCTTTCTTACTATATCGGGTGAGCCATACCTGTTGCGAAAACAATCTCTTTGTTCCATTTTCCCACTCAGGGGTTTCACCAACCTTAGTTAATCCCTTTTGGCCGTTGCCAATATCCATATATTCCTTTACATCTTTCAGATGGAAGGTATAACCAACGAAGGGAACTTGAAGTTGATGCGCTCTATTGATAACATCACGGAAGAGTTGATTTCGAGTTCGCCATTCCTTCTGATTAAAAGCATCCCCCTCTTGCTCTATTACTCCCCTTCTAAGGAGAACATCGGTCATACTGAACTCACACCACTTAAGGAAAGTAGAGCAACCGTCTATGATTACTGCTCCCACTTCTCCCTTTCTACTCTGTTCGCCTAAGATACGCATGAACCAACTCATTTTATCAACCAAAGCAACCCAATTAGTAGAGTTGTCTTCATTGAAGATGGAACTATCAGCCGCATCATAGATGGGGATTACTTTTATTCGGTTGTTATTGGGATAATTCACCATAACCGTCTGTGACGCGCTATTATCAATATCCAAGATGATAATATCCTTATCGGTGTTGTTGAGGGCCATATCAATTAGCAATCCTGTTTTAGCGGTGTTTTCTTTACCAACTGCCGCTATTCTAACTGGGAATTGGTTGACCTTTGATTCAGTCAGTAGACCAGTATAGTAATCCTTATTGTAGACGGTCCTCTCTTCAATGGGCTTCTCCGTAGAGGAAGGAACGGCTTGTCCCCAAGACACTACTCCCACCCCTCTACTTCATCGGTTGCCTCATCGGTTGCTTCTTCCAAAGGAACATCGGCCGGCTTCAAGTTATCCATAACACACCAACCCGTAATGCTCATTCTACCGTCGCCATCTCTACCCATCCATGCTTGGCCGATAGCCATGACTGTTGAACCTACTCCGAAATCAATGTATTTCTCCTGTGACTTTGGTATCCAAAGTTCAATAGGCATGGATAGACTGGTGTAATCCAAATCACCCAAAGTCACCACAAAGCCCCCGTTGTCCTGTGGGTCAATGTGTAGAACCTCTAAGCGAACTGCACACAAAGCATCCCACTTCTCCTTTTCACCGAGAGAACCAACATACTCTTCTATCGAATCAAGACCCTCAAGAGGGGTGACTCCTAAGTCCAATAGATTCCATTCATGCGGTGGGCTACCAAACATGGTTGCTACTTCATGGTCATCATTCCATGTGCTAAGGTCTGCCTTTAGGTAGAGCCTGTCGTTGTTAGCGTTTGCTTTACCTGCGATAAATCCTGTAGTTAGTGTTGGGAAGGAAGCCCTACTCAACTTACCACTCGCATATACCTTCATTAGAGAAGGTGCGCTATCTGACCCCCTCTTCCTTCCCAAGAATGTTGATACTCTCTCAGGTTCTGAGAGCGGTCTTGGTTGACCATATTTGTAATTAGCATTCCCATTAGGGAATGTAGGCATGGTATTGTTCCATACGCATGAGAAAAGAGTTCCGTCATTCAAAGACATGGTGTGCTTGGGTAAATTAGCAACCGTAGATTGAGCAGTCTGCCCTGCTTCAAAAGGCAACTTGGCGACGAGGCTTGGGTTCGCAAGGCGCGTATACCCACCATCGCCTGTAGGGGTGTAGAGCATTACTTGGCCGTTAGCAACCAAGTTCTCTCTACCCTCAGGACCCAAACCGTTCAATATCCCCGCAGTCTTGTTATAAGCCATCTCAGCAAAATCCTTTGCTCTCGGCACACTCAGGAATACTCCTTCGTATTCTTCAAGTCCACTTCTCGACAGGGCCATTGATTTCTTCCTTATTGTAGTAGAGGCCATTCTCAAACACAAAGTGTTTGCTTCCTCGTCACTCTTCCCCGCCGCGAGGAAATTAGCATGGTGGTCAACCTTGACCGCCTCATGCGCTTTCATCAGTTCTTCACTTGTGCAACCTATATTGGCCGCAATCTTCTCAATCATTCCATCTAACATATATCTCACCTATCTGTTGTAATCTGTCCTAAATCCCATCTCCCTATAAACCCCCTACAAAGCATCGTGCAGAAGGCCCACTTAATTATCTCATCTTGAACGCCGTTAATACAATCACGCTCACAAATGATGGCGGCTTCTACAACCTTCATCTTGGATTCAGGAGTAGCGTTGGAAGAAATAGCAAATGAGAATACCTCTCGGATAACCTTTCTTGTATCGTAAGGATTTAGCAACCTAACTGCTGACTCAATATCCTTATCTCGAAAACACATTCTCAAAAACAATTCGTAATCTAATTGAGAGTCGCCCATTGCTAAAGTGAATCTATCCCTATCATCTACATGAAGACAAGACATGGCCTGTAGTGCATTGATAGCACTCCGTAAATCTCCTTCATGTGCTTTAGCAATCCTATTGATACACAAAGAATGCTTATCATCGGCAGGTAGACCTTCGTCGGTTGCTATCTTCTTTAATGTCGCAACCATCCAATCTATGGGGATGGGTTGGAACCTCTTTATCGAACATCTCGATTGTATCCAAGGTGATAACTTGCTAATATCGTTGCAGGTTAAAATGAATATACCATCTGCATTCTCTATTACCCCCTTTAATGCCGATTGTGCGGCGGTTGTTAATTGGTCTGCTTCGTCTAATAGATAGATTGTCTTCGCTCCCACATTACACAAAGGGATGATTTCTTCTTCAATGAACTCAATGCCTCTCATTTTCTTTGTGGAAGCATTGAACTCATGTATAGGCCACCCTAACTCTTTAGCAAATGCTCTCGCAACTGTGGTCTTTCCTGTTCCGGCTTGTGGACTATAGAAAATGTAATGTTGGGGCGATACTTGGCCTTCAACTACTGATTGCAGTTCTACTATAACTGCATCTTGCCCTGCTATATCACTAAGATAAGAAGGCCGGTGTTTTTCTGACCATACTGTCTTCAACATTCAGGCAACCTTCTTGAGTTCTACTTGGTTATTTAGCAACCAATCAGTAGTCCACCTTTGTAGGGCCTCTTGGTCACTCATGCCACTATCTAATGCTAATGTGTGGTGTGGTAGCATACTTTCTGCTATTGTTAAATTATCAGAGTCGAGCGCATTCTCACTCGGATGCTCCAAGGCAGACTCCGAAGCACCACGATGAATCAGGGTTTGCGCGTCGCATACGAGCCTAACGATAAACCCACCATTTTTGATGATATACTCTACTTCATTAGGATAGCGCACATCATCAATAAATATCACCCTCTTATCAGAGAAGTTCTTTCTAACATCTTTAGCAAGTTGCTCTACCCAATAATTCTCGTCAATTAGCATTCTTTTTCCATGACCAAATGCTTGTAGGATAGGTCGTATTGTTCCTTTATCGGCGGCTTCTTGGGCCATGAGTTCTGCGGTCGGGTCTATACTATGACCGAAGAAGGCTTCAGCAACCTCTCTTCTAACATATTGTGCAAATGATAGAACATTAGTGTTGTTATTGTATGCTAAAGCATTAGCAAGAGTGGATTTACCGCTTCGCATCTTTCCTGTTATTCCAATAATTACTGGTGTAGTCATACTTCAAAGGGAGAGTATACTCCCTATAAACCCTTAACACAATGAAGACAGACATTCTTATCCTTTGGAAGTATTCTATGTCTTCCGCATTGAGGACACCTTGATGCTAAGGTTCTCTCTTGAGCAGTCATACAAGACATTGGCCTCGTTTGTTCTATCTCTTCATGGTTGCTAATCAAATCACGCTTAATATCAAACACCATGTGTTTTGTTTTGTTCCCATTTAGTTTCTCTACTTTAGCAAAGCCTACTGATTCCAACTGAACATTTTTAGCAAGCACACTCGAAAGACTGTTGTCGCTTGGGACCTCTCTAAGCGAGCGTAAATTAGCAAGTTTTTCTGCTATTTGAGTCCTCGTTAATGGCCCTTCTGTGAACAGTATATCCACGACGAGCCGACGCAACCGTCTATTGTTCGCACTCATCTATTCAATACAGACAAATACGGGTATATCATTGGTTGTTGAATGAAGATACCCAAGTCCACTCTTCTGTAGTAGGGGCTTCCCCACTACCAACAATACCTCTAAGCCAAATACGGAGTAAACCAACGCCGAGAGGGATGAAAAAATACGATATAGCAATTATCCAAAACGCAATCCAACAAGCCCCCGCACTTGCAGTCATATAGAATCCCCCGTTTGTATTGTTTTCTTTACCCCTTTAGGTATCAAATCGGGCGCAACTTGCCTCAACTCATTAGCAACCTCTTCTGAATTGCGTATTATGAAATCAATATACTGGTCCGATTCTCTAAATAAAGGATGAGAAGTTGGCTTTGTTTTCTTCCCCTTTGATTTAGCAACCTTAGGGTGTGGTTTAACACCAAACGCTATCAATGCTCTTACATACTCATCAGGCAAAACCATGTTTGCTTTAGCAATCAAGTTCCAAAGCCGGTAATCTCTGATGTTAGAACAACTCGCCAAAAGATATGGTATAGGGACCTTTTGTAATCGCTTTAGCAACATATCTCTTTGTGGGAATCTGTAGATACCCGAAATAATTGAGTTGAAGTTCTCCTTCCTTTCTTCCCAATCAACAATAACATTCCCTTCGCTACCAAATGTTGGTTTATTTTTGGGTGTAATTACCAATCTATATCCAACAGAGGGTGCTAAATCAATCGCCTCTTTCAAGGACATAGTGCCACTTAGAGCGTATGTGACCCCCTGCCCTGTGGGGGGATACCTAAGCCTACCTTCCATATAGACAGTATCGTTGTCTGTATACCTATCGGGCCTATTCGTGTAAATAACCACGCCCATTTTCTATTCTCCTGTATATTTTTTTACCCAACTTTTTTCTTGATTCTACCACGCCTTTAGCCTCAAACCCAGTTAGTATTCTCGACACCGAGAATACTGTTAAACCACCCCTTGGTTGGGTATTCAACTGTGACGCTAAGTCTAACAACTCACCTGCGGTGAACCATTCGCTTCTCGCCCATTGTTTGACTGCTTCCGCTACTGCTTTTCGTCTATATGTCTTCGTCATCAATTGATGAGAACGGGTCATGGCTATAAACCCATCCCATGAACCTGCTCCATTGGGATTGAGAAAGACACCATATCTCTCTGACGGCCGACGCAGACACTCGGTATCTACCACTATACCATTGGTAGCCCCCCAAATGTAGGACACAGACCAAACCATCTTCTATCATCTTTTCCACTATCTTAGGGAACTCTGACTTAGGAATGGGGCGAGCAATCAATTGGTTAAAATGTGGTCGCCACTTAATTTTCTTACCGGCCTCTCTACTCATCATATCCACCCAAACAACTTAGCAATTACAACCATAGAGAGAACGATGTTCAACGCTGACCCGACAGTCCGATATAGAGCCAGTCGCGCAAAACGCTCTTCGCACCATTGTTCGGTTTCACTATCAAGACCATTCATTCAACTACCTCGAACTCTACATCTATAGTGGGGGCTTTTAGTGCCGCTAATCGCAACTCCATTTGATTTAGCAACGCAGGTTCATCACGCAGAACATCTACCAGCACACCCATAACACCGTTGATTTGTTGGTGGGCTAATAGCAACTGCGAATCAACCCCTATCTCTTTCTTCAATGTTCCAATCAACTTTAGGTTGGTATTTGCCGCCGCTACCAATTTCGTTGCTTCGCCAATCCATTCTCTTGAAATCCCTTCTTGGTCTTTCTTTTGTTCCCACTCATCTAACCATGATTGAATACGAGAGAAAACATCTTCCGCCATTTCTAAGGTGGTAATGCTTTCATCACGCAACTTTTCTATGCGGCCGGCCTCTTCGGGGTCGTATTCTATGTGTTCATTCATGTGTTCGGTGATAATACCATTCGCCCACCCATACTTTTCTTCTAAGTAAGAGGGGGACTGTGTGCCTTTAGCAACGATATACTCTATGTCCTTTCTTTGGTTGTGGTTGCATAAAGGGCATTCGGGGCTTTCTAACACCCACTTTAGCACCCTGATTGTTTCAGGGTCCTCTTCATAAGCCAATCTTTGTTCTATTAACCACTTTGATTTCATAATCTATTCCTCTTCTCTACAACTTTCACATAACCCTATCCATAAGTCAAAAGTATGGTTTTCGCAATCTTTGTTTTCGCATTTCCTCGCTATTCTTCCACTCAAGTTCAGTCCTCTTCAAAGCATATTTCCTTTAAGTGATATATCAGTCATTCCTCTTCACCTGTTGCTAACTCTTCTGCTAATGACCATAGACTAATGGATTCTGTAGTAGTCCCTACTACTACAAACCTCTTATCAATTCTCAATAACTGCCCCAACTCAGCGACACTTGGTCTATAATGGTGCTTCTTACCTCTACTATTGCGAACATTATCAATAAGTTCTATGGTAGTAGTCGGTCCCGCTTTTAGCAAGTATTCTAAACAAGAATGGATAAAGTGAACCCTTTTTCTACGCATTACCATTACCCCATGTAGCGAACTCGTCGGGTTCCGGCGGCTTCTCTCCTATACGACAAGCCACCCCCCTTCTTCCTCTTTTACCAACTACCTTCGGGGTATATTCTTCATACCAAGACTCCCCCACAAGGTTTTCCTCTACCCATCTCTTAGCACTTTGATAATCACCGTTGGTAATTACCTTAGCAATCTCCTTTAGCATAGTAGACTTTGGTATTTCTTGGCCCCAATACATGGCCTTAATCAGAGCAACATCAGCATCCATAACTGTCCTTCTCATTGCTAATGATTGGGATAGGATAAGTGAGAGTCGGTCATCAATATCAACGAGCAACGGTTTCCCACCCTCATAATCGGGTTGCATCATAGCATATCCAATTGATAATCTTCTAAACAAATCTGCCTCAAATGACCTTACGGTATCTCGCAAAACCCATTCCTCAAAAGTAGGGGTGAAAGACACACTCGTTGGTGGGGTTAGTATAGCATCTTCCATGCGCTTGTAGAACCACGCTCTCATTTCCATAGCCTTAGTTGCTAACTCCGCTCTTTCTGATGGAGTCATGCGAGCCTGTTTATTTTGTGCTATTTTGTATTCCAATTCAATTGTAGGACTCATCTCAATCTCTATAATGAAGAACCTACGGTCAAGACCCGACTCCAATTCAAACCTTGCGGGTTGAGTTCCCGCCCAACAGGTATAGCGCGTATTGTATCTAACCCAACCATGCCTCATACCCTTGTTCACTCTCCCGCTATCAAGACTTGTTAGCAACTGGTTCTTCATATCCATACTGTGGTCTTTCTTTGTAGCATCTGTTAGGGATGAGAACTCTTCAAACCCAAGGAACCCACCGCATAACTCTCTCGCTACAGGTCTTCCGGCAACATAACCATCTTCATTCACACTACCGAATAATCCCGCTTCTGTGATAGAGTTAGCACCTATCATGGTTCTAAAACCAACGCCGTTGAATCCTTCGGGATTCCATAGTAGGCCAGTCCCTTCCGCTAAAAATAAGTCAATTAGAACATTCTTTCCTGAACCTTTCTTTCCTCGCATGAGGATATGGACTCTTGTATCTGCAAGTCTACTCATAGGTGTGTATATTGGGTTATTATCATGTCGCAAGGGACAATTGGGGATTGAGAAATAACCATCAACGGGGTTCTCTACTGTGAAATCGCAACGAGAACATTTGTTTATCGCATTGAATATGTGCGCTCCCACACTACAAATGAAGATTGGTAATTTATCATCAACCGCTACATAGTGGTTGGCATCACAGAAAGACTGCAACTCATCGAATATATCCATCTCACTATCATTAACCATCAAGTAAACATTCCCCCAACTCCTGAATCTGACTCAAGCATTTCACCTACACCCCACTCGGATTCGTATTCATCATAAGAATCTTGCGCCTTATCTATGTCTACAGGCAGTTCTATCATAGAGAATAAGCCTACTCCATCGGCAAACATCTGTTGAGTCATTACTTGGTCTATTGTTGCTCGGAAGAAAACAATAGTAGCCCCAATCCCTCTCTGTTGTGCTAACCACGCGCTCACATACGCGAACATCGGAAGTATCTCTTCTTCCAATTCATTGAATTGCTTGCTAAAATGAGTTGATTCACTTTCACTCTTTACGAGATACTTCTTCGGCTCCGCACAATAAACAGTAGATGTTGCTATTACTACAGAAGGCATTGATGGTTGCTCCGATAGACGGTTCAATACTGACTCTACTGTTTCTCTAACAATAGGATAACCGAATAACCAATGGTTTCCCCCCGCTATCGAATGAAAGTCGCGGAAGTTGATAACCAATGTTTGGTTGTGTTGGTAAATCACCGTTCCAAAATCAGAATCAATATCAAAGAAGGGCATAACTCGACCTAATTTGGATAAGACCGTAGCAACCCTTACTCCGTCTTTGTCTATATTGTCGGTTAGGATTGTAGGGATGGGGCATGGTTCTTGGGCGCAGACGATAACAACTCTTGTTATCAAGCCCTCTATTTCTTTCTCCCAATAAATATCCACATCGTTAGCACTCTCTCTCATTGTATCATCATCTCCTTCATTGCTTCGCGTAGTATTAGTGGGTATTTGTGTATGGGCCTTTTAGAAGCAATTGCTTTAGCGGCCGCTTCTTTCAGAGGGACAGTTCCCCACATAGCAACCGCCCCCACTTTTGGTATATTCACTACACCTACCGGCTCGAATAGAACACTTGTAGCCATAACTGCCGCTAACCTTCTTGCGTTGGTTCCGTGATTCATACCGCGAGTCTGTCTGCCAGCATGATAAGGGCGGTCATTGTAGCGACGCGCTAAATAATCAGCCGTAGCCGGCCCCTCTTCCTGTATCAGCCTATAGACGGTTTGTTGTAATCTCTTTGTTTGACCTGCTCTTCCGCTACCCATTCATACCTATGGTATGTGGTTGTCCGTATAAACCCACTTATTCTTTCTATTGTTTCTGTTCATTTTAGACCATATTACTGCGGAGCAGTATCACACTTTTTCTATTCTTTTTATTGTTCAAGGGGTATATCAGGGAGTTATACTACAGTATATTCCCTTAATGTCCTATAGAGAATAGAAAGAATTAGCAAACCGCTTTACTGCTAAGTAGTAATTTGGTTTTCAGTTTCGTTCAATAACTGAAAGAATAACTCATTCTCCAATGAATCTACCTCTTCATCAAACATCCCGAACCTCAGGATTTGGTGGCCGATAACATTCTCTGTGCTTGCTATCTCATGGGTGGTTCTTACAGCATACATCTGCGCTTCATCTATCTTGCTAAACACCTTTCCTTTCAGGGGTCTAACACCATAACCTATGGTGTAAACAAAGTATTTGCTGGTGCATTTGCTTTCTAAGATAGCAACATAATATCTTGTGGCATCAAAAAGCGTCAATTCTGACGCTCCTGTGTATTCTTTGCTGGCTATCGGGATGTTGCTAAGTGGTTTCTTGACTGCTCTTGCTAAACCATTATCGTTTATCTTGAATCCAATAAACGCTTCATCACTCTCTACCAAGAACCAAGCAACCTCTTCCAAGAAAGACATGGTTTCTATATCATAGAACTCATATCCTTTCATAACCGAATTGATTGGTATTCTTGGTAAATCAGGCTGGATTGCATCTAAGAACTCCCATACTGCACTATAACCAACCAATTTTAGCAAGGTTTCCCCACATCTAAGTGTTAGATACGGTGAGAATCTGCGTCTTTTTCTATTCTCTCTTGGGTTGTTTACCTTTCTCCATGCTTTGAAATCTACAACTTCTATCAAATCCGGTGTTGTAAGTAGGAAGTTCCCACCGAATAGCAACGGGTGTCGCATATACCGAGTAGGTATCTACGGATATATCACGGTTTGCTTGAGCATTTATTGTAGTGGGTCAACCGGCCACCAATTTTCATAGGCTTCTGCATCACAAGAGAAAAGGATTGGGTTTTTGCCAATTTGCTTAAAGGCAGGGCATCTTAGCATCCTTGCCGCGATTTGTCCGTATGATTGTGCGGTTCTATTGTTTCTATAGAGATTGCCAATACCGCCCCCATCTCTCTTCCTTCTATCTTTGAATCTCATGTTATCATATACGGTGGCGGCAGACAATGGTCTGCCTTGTTCAACGAGATACCTTGCGGCACATTCCAAAGCCTTGCTTCTATCCCATCTTCCACGCTTGGTTAAACGATGTTTATTTCTTCTGTTTGCCATTTTACTCATCTCTTATTGTAAGGTGGGGGAATAGCAACGGGCGCAATTGTCTAATCTCTCTCCGACCCTTCTTGGCTTATCCTTCTTTCATACGATTCGCGGGATGCCGTCATCCCTATACTGTGGCTAATTACTTCCACATTTAGACCGAACATGGTATAGGTTTTGGGCTAACACCTTGTTTTCGTTAGCCGCGCCAGTCTTTAGTTGCTATTCCCCCTTTTGTGTGTGGTGGTAATTAGAAAGAGGGACACAAGAAAGACAAACAATAACAACAAATGCTTCACCAACAATCGGCCTTTTCTGTAATACAAATACGACCCCTCGGTTAGATTAGCAACTCTTTCTAACTACCACCAATTATTCCTTGGTATACTGCTCCCTATAAACCCGTAAGCAATCAGGGCATCGTGGTCGTAATTTAGTTAGTGAATCGTCAAGGTATTTCTTTGGGAAAGTGCATTCGTATTCTTGCATCTCTTCATTCCACTTGGATTCATATTTGAATCCGCAAATAGGACCGTTTACATTTGCTAAATGTAGCAACGGTGGCTCGTCTTTACTCATTCAACCACTCCATCTCAAACAACTTTGGTCTTCGGCGGGTATACCTTTCTCGTTGGCTATCTTCCATAGCCGCCCATACTGCGTTAGCACAAGTTAGACTTGGGTCTGCTAAGACGCTACTTGCTATTTGAACAGGTGCTGATACGATGCTTCTCGCTATTATCCACACGCCGATTTTGTCTAACAGACAAAACCATTCCTCTTCCGAATAGGTAGCGTTGCTACTTTCATATCTAACTGATACTTCGTTCCCTCGGATTTTCTGTATCTTTCCGTTCTTTGCTATCAGTAGTAATCCCTTTGTTGGCAAGACTTGGTATTTCTCATACTTCGTCAGGCGACCACCCTTCCCATTCTAAGGCATCTCCGCTAATAATCCAGTTCTCGTAAGCAAGTTCTTCTGCGTAATCATACATTGAAGTTAGCAACCTATCCCCTTCTCTCTCAGGAATACCGGTGTCTTCCCATATCTCTACTAAGTCAAGGCCAACTTGGTTGCTACCAATTAGCACCCATAGTGTGCCTGTATCTCTGTTAGTATCATACGCCAAGTGTGGCCCATCCCAACCATGCGAGCGCATGAAGTCGTCAGCCATCTCATCCCATATCTCTGTGGTTCGTTCCATCCTCTCATCGGCCATTTCGTAATACCAAATGTGTTCTAACAATTCGTCTTTCATGCCGACCGTTCCTCTGCTTCTTTTGTGATAGCGTTTAGCAACTTTGTTGCTCTTGACTTAATGGCCTTGGATGCGCTCGCGCTTGCTAAGTGCTTGCAGACCTGCCCCATATCTCGCTCTGCTTGAAAGTAATCCCAGTCACTACTCATCCATACCAACTCCTTCATCGCCACCATTGATTATTTCGATTGGCAACCCCATTGCTTGGACTATGCGCCATTCGCTACCATACACGGTGAAGATTGTTCCACTCTTCAAGTGTATATCCACCAATGTTGCTTCGTGGTCTTTCGTGTTGGTTGTTATTGCGCTAACATCATCCAAACGCAGGTAGGTGTTCCCACTCGTTGTTCTGATAGGCCCAACAAGGCTTCCTCTTGCTATTTTTCTCTCATTTCTATCCATGTTCTCATTCCTCTGTTGTGTGTTCGTTATCACCCGATATTGGATGGGATATAAACACTCCATCCACATTGTAGGGTAAATCTCTAATGTCTGCATCTGTTAATGCAGGGTGAGTCAGTAAATGACTTATGTTTAGCAACCAAGCATCTCCGTGAGAACGGAGAGTATGCTCTTCCAAAGAACGGTTGATGTAATCTTCTGCTACCTCTTTCGTCAGACGGTTCACTTTTGCTAAATGCCTAACGGTCCTTGCTCCGGCCCCTACGGATAGGCTTCTGCCTATGTGCTTTGCTTGATGGCATAACGGGCATAATGCCTGTAGTCGTTCCAATGTCTGAATCCTATTTTCGTCGTCGTATGACCACACTTCGTGGGCTTCTACTCGGTGCTTTCTACCCTGTGCTAATCCGTTGCTACCGCAAATCTCGCATTGGTGGTCTGCCTCTTCGTATGTTGCTTTTCGCAACCTATCCCATGTGCAACCTCTGAGAAGGCCCCTTAGGTTGTTCCCATAGGAGTTGCTTGGTATCAATTCGATACTCAATTTTACTGTGTGGTGGTCTACCATCTCACTACCTCGTCGTCATTCTCATCTGAATCGGGGTCCATATCTTCTCCGACCTCAAAATGCCTACGGTAAGAAGGTGGGATGAACCTTTCCCCTTCGTCTTCATCCATGATTTTAGCAATCTCTTCTTCGATTAACTTCTCCGAGTCCTCGCCCTTTGCCTTTGCTCTCGCTCTACCGCCCATCTCGTCTAAGTGATGGGACAAGAAGGCAAGGAACTGCTCGCATTCCTTTGGTATGTGTTCTTCATCAATAGCAACGAACCCGCGAGAATCTAAGATAAAGCCACTTACCCCTGCTTTTGCGAAGTTCTGTAGAGTTAGTTGCGAACAGGCCAACTTTGTTTCAAAGGCAATATCAAATGCTACCTGTTTACTGTAGGTCTTTGGTAGCCCTTCTTCGATTATAGCAACCATAGTCTTAATCAACATCTCGTCAGCCGGTATCGAATGTCCGGTGTGTGCGTGTATAACTGCATTCTCATACAGTCGAGTGGAGTAGTGCATGACGAATGACTCAGGATAAGTTCCCTCTTGTCGTATCATTTCGTATGCCGTATCAATTAGCAAGTGGACTCGCCTAACTTGAGTCATCGTTAGTGTTTCTGCTATCGAGTCGTGTAGAACATTGGGTTCGCTTTTGTTGTGCTTGATAATGAACATACCCTCTACAGGGTCCAAAGGCAAGCCTATGCCATGTAATGCTCCCATTAGTTGAACCAAATATCCATAGGCCAAACGCACATTATCCATACCATCTTCATACGCATCTACCAGTTCATCTATCCATCCACTTAGCAATTCCAAATCATTCTGTTCTTCCATGTTTCATTCCCCCAACCATTCTTGCATCTCATCAGTATCTATTAGGGACCTCATAATTCTCTCTAACGCCGGAATTGGGATGTGGGTTGCTATCTCCATCAACTCATCCATTTCGGGTTCAAAGTCCATACCACGCACACTTGCTAAAGCCCCTCGCTCAACCATGTTGCGTAATGCCTTTGTGTTGTAGCCTTCGGCCTCTAATTGAATCATAATTGGGTTCTCATTGACTTCCAAATTAGCAATGACCTCGTTAGACTTAGCGATAAATGGGCGATATTCTTTAGCCGGTATGAAATCATCTGCTCTTTCATCACCCTTTGCTAAATACCGACAAATGATAACTACTCTACCACGAACAAAATGTTGCTTTAGCGAATCTCGGTCTTTGTCTTGGTTCCAATGTAGAACGAAGCAACCTAAGTTGGTATTGTAGGGTGTTCGTATATCGTCTTGGTTGCTAAGGTTGTATAGGATTCCGCATATCTCTACCCTCGTTCCATCAGCAGGGTGTGGGAATGTCTGTCCGTTGTGTGTATTGGCGTTTGCTAATTGTGCTTCGCCGGTATAGTTGTTGCATAGCATCTTTTCGATAGCCCAATACTCGTCAGGGTATGTGTGTTGTAGATGCTCTACCCAGTCCGTATCTAACGGTTGTTCCGCCCATAGCCCATCTATAGGGACAGGGTCGGCCCTTCCTGTGGATAATACCCATGCAGTTAGGTTCTCCATTTACTCAACCCCCTCTTCGAGGCTTTCCCTGATTACCTGTCTTGATATATCAGGGCAAGATTGGATAACCTTCTCCATTATCTCATCAACTTTATTTGATAGTTCGGGGAAGTCCTTGCTAACATCTCCCAACGGTTCAAGTCCTTCTTGTATCGCTTTGAGGGCCTGTAGGCATCTCACTATCGCTACGGTTAGTTGGGTGCTATCCCTTACCAACGATTCTACCAATGCCTTCACCCCCGCAGGGCTAAGGTTTTCCGTTGCTTTCAATATGTCCTTTAGTATCTCTTCTTCTTTCATCTGTATCTCTCTCCTTGGTTGTAGTCCATTGCTATTTCTATTTTCGTTGTGAATAATATCATTCGTCGCTCACCGCCTCATCAACTACTAAGGCAATCGCCGTTTTAAGGTCATCGGTGAATCTCTCGTAGGAGCGCATCATTCATCCTCTCCATCCATCTCCGCCCATATCTCAGGCGCAGTCGGTATCATCCGTAGCCTATCACCTGTATTTATTCGGACTACTTCGTTTAGCCAATCGAATAGCAAGGTGTGGTTAGAGAATATCTCGTTGCTATAAGATAGCACCCAGTTATCCTCTTCGGTAGTTGGTGTGAACCAAGGCCCTGAGTCTGATGGTTCTCGTTGCTTTCTGTTGAAATCGAATGGTAATCGGATTTGGTAAAGAATCTCCGAGTTAGAAGCCCAAGGTTGGCTATAAGCAAATATCATGCTATTCTGTATTGAGAGTCGCCTCAATAACCCTGTCTTTAGCAACCTGTCTACTTCCGCGATTGCGCGGAGTATCGTTTGCTTTCCGTGTTGCGGCCCTATGTCTATTGTGTGTAATGTTTTCGTTCTCATTCTTTCATCTCCATTTCTATTGCTTCCCTTAGGAAAGAGGGGTATTTGCTAAGTGGTGAGTTAGCAAGAATCGCTTTCTCTACCACTTCCTCTAACGGGCGAGCCGCCCATACTCTGTGCTTGCGGGAATGCTTGTCGTTCTCTACACATTCAAACAGAATGCTACGACGCATGATGTTGCCTAATGTGCTTGCGTTGGGTATATTTCCCGAACCCCTCGCCGCTCTCACATACGGCTTCTTCCCATTCGTATATCCACCTTTGAATGCTGATTTATACCAATCAATTATTTCTGTGGCAGTTGCTATTCTACCTTCGCTCAACCAATCGTAGATTCGCGTTTGTAGCAACCTATGTCTGCCTCTGCTCATTACTCATCAACTCCTGTAGGTATACATTTGTATGTAGCACACCAACCTATGGACTTGCTACATCGAGGACACATAGCAACCATCATTCATCTTCCCCCTCGATTTCATCTGCATCGTTGTTCCTCATCCACTTAGCAACCATTGTGGTCTTGCTCACGGCCACTTGCCTGTGCGTGTCTTCGTTAAGCCACTCCATCTGTTGGTTGCTACTATGCTCGTTATAGTAGAAAGAGGATGCTACTTGGAACCTACAATTAGGACATTCGCCCATGATGATGATGTTATCGTTGGGTTCGCCGCAACTATCTACATTGCGATAACCCAACTCGCACTCAAAGTCATGTTCACATACAGGACATATCATTGGGTGGCTTGCGGTCATTCCTCTTCACCCCCATGAGGGCATTCGTGGATAGGATGTGTCTTATCCAAGTGGTCTTGAATGCTATGTGTTGGTAAAACGGTATCACATAGTGTGCAACGAACATCTGTAATGTCGTAGTTAGCAAGGTCGTTTTCAGGATGATTCCAAATACCATCCGTTGTGACTGCGACCACATCACCTACGATGTGTATGTCGCACACACCGATAGCATTTAGCAACAGGTTCGATTCCAAACCTTCGATAAGTCGGCCTTCCTCATTCACATAAATGGTAATGCCTTGCCATTTCGTGTAGTATAGAGGCAGAGCCTCAATAGGCCCACCTACCGCGCTCTGCATCTCTTCAAGAGATGGGTCTTCGTTCATTGCTATTGTTGTTCCGTCGGTTGTTATTCTTTCGTAAATCATCTTCTTCCCCCCTTGTAGGCATTCCGAGCGTGATGCTCATACCATGCCCTGTCTTGTTGGCACTTCTTGGTGAATGCGAGATGGCGACTCAAGCAAGAGCCATTGCCCTTGCAGGGACTCATTGCCTTACGCCCACAGTCAGGTTCAGGACAGTCAACTAAAAATGGGAATATAACAAAGCCTCTGCTATTGCAGATTGGTAGGTATTCTTCGTTTGCCTCTCTGAACAGAAGCCCGTTGGCGTTCTCCTGTTGCCTACTTTGTATGACCTTTCTGTTGCTAACTGGGGTTTCCATCTTCGATGTGACCTTAGGCTTTGCTTTCTTATTCCTTCGTAGAGAGGATAGCACTCCTTCAAAATCAATATCAAACAATCTCATTCGTCATCCCCCCTTGCCTCTATGATGTTCTGTAGCCTTGCTACTATCACATCCTCATTACATGAGTCGCAACATCTTCCGTTGCTAAGTGGTTGAGAGTTGTTCCCGTAGCCTGAGTATGGCCTTGAGCATAGCGAGCATACCTTCTCGCTACGCCTACCTGCGATTGGTAAATCGTCTTCGTGGATTCTCCAAATGTCGTCATGTTGTTCCAACATATTTGTGTCGAAATAACCTAACTCATCGTAATGCCCCTGCACAAGCCCGAAGGCCATGCCGTCATCCATCAACTCTGTTGCGAACCAATACCAACCGGAGAAAGATTCCCAACCTGCTAATACGGGTGCGCATTCGTGAGGGTCGGGGTCATCGGAACCCTCACGCATAGGTAGCACAGACAGACGGCCATTGATGGTGTCGAGCCGAAACGACATAATTAGCAACCCCCCGCTCTGTCTGCTTCTGTGTGATTGTATGCCTGAACTGCAAAGAACTCAGCAATTGTTCGTAGCCAAGCATCTCTGCCTGATTCGCTCAAATCATCTGTGTGCTTGTAGCCTTGTAGGTCAACGAATACGCACCAAAGGTAATACTCAAGACCACCGTCAGGGTTTTCGCAAGCCGAGCCAACTGCTCTTGCTATTTCTGAATCCTTTAGGGATTCGTCACCTACATTTGATACATTTACCCATGACTTCCAACCTTCGGTCCATGACTCTTGGAGAAACATCATACCGGCAGGTGAGGTCACTTGCTCGTCTTGTATGTCTACAGATACGAGGGTCGGCCCACTAATGCGGCCGGAATTGACTTGTTGCATGAGAATCTTTCCGAACTCATCCAACATAGGTGGTTGGTCCATCTTGCTAACTCTAAGGTAATGTTCGCCCTTGTATTCCATACTCAGACACCCCCCATAGCGCAATCGAAATCATCTATGAAATCGCCAATGCGGGTTCTCCAATTTTGGATTTCTACGGCATCGGATTCTTCTTCTGATATTGCGTCAAAGTAGCCTTCTAAAGCCCATAGCAAGTCATTTCCAACTCTTGCCATCCTATTTGCTCTGCTAATTGCCGCATCTCTCTCAAGTAGTATCTGCTCGTAATCCCTTGCTCGTTGCCTTCTCACTCTGCGGGCTTCCTTGCGCTCAAGCCTGAGGTCTTCCCTCAAGCGAGCGTCAATGTCGCTACCCACTTCGTCTATCGTTCTTCCATCAATCGTTATATCCATTATGTCGTCGGTCATGTTCGGTTCAATCGGTCCGTTGTCGGTGTCCTATTTAAACCCGTTGTTCAAAATCGGCCAACTCACCTGCTTACAGGCGGTTGCCTGACTTGCTCGTATGCCGGTGTGATGTGCCTGTGCGGTTGCCTATCCGTAGGTGGGGGTAGGTGTAAGCGAAGGTGTGTCTGCTTAGGTCTGACTATGCCCGTTGCTAATTTCACTATGAATAGAAGTTCCTTCTATACATAGTGGGTATGGTTTCTTACTTGGCCGCTTGGTTAGCGCACACGCACAAACCGTTAATTTACAAAATAAATTAGGGACTTTTCACACGCTTTTTGGCAAGTGGTGATTGTGATTAGTCTTCTCACCGGCTCTACATTAACCTCGGTTTCAAAGGTTCCTATCAGCCGGTGCAAGACCACATGGCCGGACATGGGCTTAGTCCACTTAGAGGGTGGCCTAATCCCCCTCTTACGCGCACGAATAGGTATCTGAGATACCTATTGGTTGCTAACTGACCCTGCTTTCGCTGAGTTCCGATTTGAAATGTTTGAATCCACCAAACCGAGAGGGCTTTAGCCCCCTCGGAATGGCTTACGAATGCCGATTTTGGCCCGAATCAGTCCTGATTCTTAGTTAGCAAGTCTACGACTTGTTGTGTGATTGCTTCCATATCCTCATCCGTGACCTCTTCGCCTCGGTGTATTGCTTCAATCATCGAGAACGATTCTTCGGTTAGAGCCTGAGAAGGCTCAGTAGCAAGACCTTCGTTCTTGAATAGACTGAATAGCAACACCTTAGCAACGAACTCCCTTGACTCGACCTTAGGGTCGAGGATTTGAGGAATCAAATCAGCAATCATAGCAGTTGGATATGTAATATCATCTTGTAGCATCAATACTCACCCCCTGCTTCGCCACCATCGGTATAGTGAGCAAGAGCCTCGGTCATCTCAGCAACCATGTGTTTCATGGCGTTTCTTGCTGATATGCTTCCGGCCGGCCAACCCTTCATTACATGACCTCGGTCAAGCCCTATCATCCGTAGGACTTCCGCCTTTTCTTCGTCTGAATAGTCCACATCAGGATAGCCAAGCCCTGATGTGTGGTCAGTAGGGCCTAAAGCCCTCATCATTGTGAAGATACCCGTTCTAAAGAACCAACTCGACGAACCGGAACCCATCAGAGCATCATTGAAAGGGTCCGAAGTGTTCTTCAATTTGTATGCGTAGAAGCCATTTCGATAATCGCCGGAGTATACTCCGTTCCCTCGGTTAGCAATCCAAACCTCAAGGTTGAATCCGGCATCTGAAAGAGCCTCGGTAATAGCAACGATAACGGCCATAGCCGCCGCTAAAACATCGGCTCCAACATTAGCAGACGCTGAAAGCGGCAATACCAAAGCGATTGACTCCCTCGGTGCTTTGCTTCTTACCCTTCGGCGGCCGAATGGTTCACCATTTAGCAAGCGGAAGGCATTGACCTTGCATGGCATTGACTCCACATTTCTCCAACGCCGAGTAAACTCGCTTAGGTCAATCTGCTCAATCTCTTTCAGAGCATCTTGACGGAACTTGACCATCAAGTCAATGTCGGCTTTCCTGAATACTCCGTATTCACCGCTCATTTTTGACTCGGTAATGTTCTTCTTATCTCCCTCAATCCCTTCGGGCCTTCCGACCCAGTTAAGGTCAACTTCGTTGGTTAGTGGGTTCTCAGCCCCAGTATATTTGCCGTTGCTAATTGTTTCACTCATCAACCGTAGGTTCTCCGGTCTGAGGAAGTCTGCGACTTGGTGGCTTTCATGGGCCACAAAGCACCGAGCATCGAACACTTCGCTAACGAAGGTCGAAGCCTGATTGACTCGGTTTACCTCTGAAAGGTAATCCCGAACTTCTTGTTTGTTCACCATCATTTCACCCCCTTTTCTACGAAAGGAGAAGGAGCCGTCTTAGACGGCCCCCTCAACTCTCGATTCAACAACCGTAGGTTCGGTGTAGTTCTCGTTGGCTTCCATAACTTCGTTAGCATCAAGGCCAATCATACGAAGGTCGTTCTCGTTCCAGTCAGCAAGAGCCTCAAGGAAGGCTTGACGGACTGGGACTCCGTGAATCTCGGTCATGGCGTAAGCCACTTGGAGATGGCGTGGGCTGATGATTCGCTGAATGTTAGCATTGTTCATCTTCTCCCTTGCATCAATCAATAGGTTCCGTAGTTCAGCATTGGGGCAGAAGGACTTCTCAAGTGCCTCATCATATCCCCAGTTCACTATGCCACCGGCAAACCGATTCAGCGTAGCACCGTCTAACTGGTTGGCGGCATTGTAAGTTCGGTTTCCACCATGACCAAAGGTGTTAGCGGTGCAAATGAAGACGGTGTCTTCATGGCGGGTTGCTATTGTGCCGTCAGGAAGAGGCCAACTTGAACCGGCTATAGCCGCATTCAGAGCAACGGCAGTTCCGGTTGCTAATCTGTCGAACTCGTCGAAGACGATAATGCCACCACGCTGATAGGCTTCCACGACTTTTGATTGAGTATATACTGGAAGTCCATCGGAGATGTTTGGCACAGTAGAGCCAGTAATCTCAGTTGGCAACATCTCTTCATTACATGAAACGATTTCAATTCCGGCATCAGGGTTCTCGGCAAAGCCGCCCTCTGCTTTTGGTATCTTTAGCAATGCTCTCAAAATCTGCTCTGCACCGTAGGTCTTTCCACTTCCGGCAGGGCCTACAAGTAGACTGTTAATTCGACGGTTCTGAACAAAGGTTCGACAGTTGCGAAGCAGTCTGAGGAACTTGTTGTGTATCATCTCTTCAAAGACTACCTCAGGACTCTCAAGAGTCGTTAGCCTTAGTGGGGCTGACGAAGCAATATCTCTGACCTCTTGGGTAAGTTCTGCGAACTTGGTTGCTAATTCAGCATTGTGAACTTGAGTAAAGTTCTCTCCCCATGCTTGAAGTGGTGCTTCAATCAATCCGAAGATAGCGGAACCCTCTGCTGAAATCTGAGGCGCGACCTTTGGTTCAGGCGTAGATTCAGGTTGGGGGGTTGGCGTCTTTTCCTCAGGTTGAGGCTCAGGGCTTGGTATACCTTGGGTATAGTGAGCAACGAACTCCCTTGGGAACTTTGGACCGTTGGTATCAGGTTGGAACCTTTGGTTTAGTCCGTTTGGGGTATCGTGACCGAGGGTCAACTGACCATACTTTGGGGTGTAGAGTCCCTCTACAGAATGAGTATAGACAATCAAACGGTTCGCTTCGTTTGGATTGCCAGTTGACCTTCGCCTAACGGCGGGAACCCTTCGGTCAGTTATGGCACAGTCAATATGATACCATGCCGTGTCCTTCTTGCTTCCCCTTCGGGGTTGAATCAATACATTGACCACTTCGTGACCTTGCATATCCTCACCACAACAAGGACAAAGTGAGGACTTCTCGGCTTTCAGCCGATAGGCCCCACTATACTGACCTCTCATTCGCTCTCTTAGCAACCTTCTATGCGAAGCATCAACCATTCCTACGGTGAAGGGAACTGCTGAAAGCAATGTTATTGCTAACTGCACCCAGTCACCCTGTAGGGATGGCTCTACTTCGCTAAAGACCGTAGGCAGTAGAGCAAAACCTACGGTCAGGGCAATCATCATTATCGGCATCAGGATTATTCGACTTCTCGACTCCATCAACTAATTCGCAGAGGCACACGCACTAAAACCTATCGTTGCCATAGCAACTTCATACGGGGTTTTGGGCCATCTCGGTTTGACTCAGATTTAGGCCGACCTAAAAATTATGCTGGATTAACTCAGAGTTAATCTGCATACGGATACCTTTTGACTGGAGAATCGTAGATTATCCATTCAAAATCGCACATACGATTTCTCAGCGCGGTTCCACGCGGGTTGCTGAAAGCAACCTTCACACGCAGAACCATAGGAGAATGTGCAAATCTTCCATTTTTTCGGCAGTCTTAGAGGCGTATGTGGCTCAAGGCAAGACCCTGCGTATGTGCATGGGGCTTCTGATGACCCCCCCTGAGCGTATGTGCGCCGTCTTGCGCGTGAGTGGTATCGGTTTTGAGGCCATTTTCAGAGCATTTTAGCAACCACTTTACCTAAAGTCTGACTTTAGGCAAAGTGAGCGGACATTGAAAAATCTTCTAATTACTTCGTGACTTACAGTCAATATCTTATTAGCAAGAAGGTTGAATTGCCGACCAATCGGCCTCAAAATTGAACATCGGTGGAAGGTTTCGGCGTAGAAGCCACCTTGACTATATGTTCTGATGACTAACCCCCTTCACCTTCGGTGCTTCTCTTAAGTCAAAAAAAGTTTGAAGAACTCCAACCTTAATATCAAGGCTCTATCGAAGATAGAGAAAAGAGATTAAAATTAGCAATCGGTTTGGTTCTTAATCAGCCTACGGCTGGAATTGCCGTTGCTAAATCAGTCCGTAGGACTGTTGGGATGGTAGGAATCTGAGCCGGTTCTAACCAATCTCAGAAACCACCACCCCAAATCTCACTTTCAATCGTAGATTGAATCAACACTACTCCAGTCATCCTGAAAAATCTGCTTTTCGGCTTGCAGTCTTTCGATTTCATCATTCTCAATCGCT